GTCCTCGTCCTCGTCCTCGTCGTCGTCGTCCTCGTCGTCGTCTAAATCGTCCTCGTCGTCGTCGTCGTCGTCGTCGTCTTCGTCCAAATCTTCCCGCTCAGTGCCGAGGTCTTCTTCTTCGTCGTCGTCCTCGTCGTCCTCGTCTTCGTCCACCTCTTCAACGGGCACTCCGGCAAGCAAAGCCTTGACCTCTTTTTGGTCACGCACCATTGCTGAAACTATAGCGAAGAGATCACAAGAACCACCTTCGGCCATTGCCTCTTTCAAAGTAGCTTTTAATTTCTTTTGAAGCTTCTTTGGTTTCGACGCCGTATCGCCATGAACAACAACCTTGTATCTCGTGTCATTTTTACCGGAGCCTGTCCTGCTTATTCTGATGAAAATAGCAGCGTCCGGATCTGTTATGTCGTTGTACTCAAAAAACGCATCCATAATTCCGTCATAGATAGTTTTTGACAACATGCCGACCGTTGGAGACGCCTCAAGCTTCTGCCAATTCGCAGTCTTCTTTTTTCGATACATCAAAGGCGTTAAACCCCACACATATCTCGTCGTCAACCTCGACTCGTCGGCTTCAACATCTTCAAGCGTTCCGTCTTCGATAGCGTTGCACACTGGGCAACTTTTGCCGGGGTTGACTCTGTTCTTTTTGAGCAGCTTTTTAATAAACGGATGTGGCAGCCAATCGTTTATTTTTTTGTCCAAACAGACAACCATATTTTTCTTAGAACCAACACCGTAATGAACCCCGGCCGCAATGTAATTTGTTCCGGCCGTTGGCTCGTGGCTGTCGTCTTCTCTGCAAGGCGGATGCACATAGAAAATCGTGTCGCCTTCTTGCACTTGCAAAAAGTCCGTTCCTTTTTGCTGCTTCTCGAAACCCTTCTTCATCTTGCTCATGTTTACTGACATTTTTTTCTCCTTGGCTTTCGCCTTTCGTTACTTTCCGAAAACGTTTTTCATGTGTTTAGTTTTCTCAGTTTTCTCTGACTCTTTTTCTTTCTTTTTTCTTTTCGCCTTGGCCGTCTTTGGTGGCCTCTTTTCTTTTGTTGTCATCCCGGTCGCATCTAGCTCAGATCTCATCATCGCACCTTTGCTTTGAAGCTGAGCCGCTTTCGTTTTGAAAGACTCAAAATTGTTACGGCACAAAGTCACGTTGTGTGCCGCCATTGCTATGGCCGCTTTCAATTTTTCAAAGTCTTCATGCGCCTCGATTTTTTGTTTGACTTTCCACTCCGCCGACTTCGGATCTTTGAGCAAAATACTCGTGCCGATTTTTGCCCTCCACGCTCTGTAATAAGCATCGGTTTTTATCTTCTCCGAATCAGCCGCAGCAGCAAGCGCTCCCCAGTAACCCATTTTAGAAGCAATGTCTCTTTGCTCCTCTCCCACATCATTGATAACAAGATCTTCATCAAGGTCCGTTTCTATGTCGACGCCGTTGACTTTTATCTTCACCACATTAGCCATTCTTCACCTCTTTTTGTTTAGCTCTTTTTTACAAACCGCCGATTGCCTGAAACGTAGAACAAGGGCGTCGTCAAAATCGACCTCGCCAGCATGCAAAGCCGACGACTTCACTTTTCTGCCTTTGAGCACTTTCGCGCTGAACGTTCCAAAGTTTTTTATTCTCACTTCGCTTCCGTCTTTGCACGACGAAATTATCATTTGGAAAAAATCTTCTAACGCAGAAGCCCCGTCGAGTTTCTCACCACAAGAACACACGACGGGATTCAACCCAACTTCTTGCGCCAAGTCCCAAATATTTTTGGTTCCTTTGCCTTCCGGCATGCATCCTCCGTGCCACCACTATTCATTTCTGGTTTTGCTCTCAGGAAGGTGATTTTTTCAGCACCCTAACTTCGCCACCGTCAAAAAAATAAGAAGCCGGTTTTCCAACCTTCCGCGCTCTCTTCAATTCCAGAATCATCAAGCTCTGTGGTTTCACTACTTTTCGGACTCTAGCCCACGCCGCCGAAAAGCAAACCACTTCAACATGCTTCTTGACACCAAGCAAACCAAAAAAGCACATCTGGTTTCCGCGCTTATCGTAACGCAATTTTGCATGCGTAACGACCCCGCAAAATTCGACCTTAGATTTCTTCGCTTCAACATCGCTTAAAAATTTGCGCTTCAGCTTTTTCGATTTCCACGGATAGCTCAAAGCCGGATGTCCTCCGCAAACCACGCGCTCCCAAAAGTCAAGCTCATCCCCTCTTTTTAACTTGACCCGAATCTCTTCGATATTGACAGCAAAATTGACTCTCAAAGCCTTATATTCATCATCCACGTTGACACAGGCTAGGATAGGCGTGGAGTCGCCCGAATCTATAACGTGGTACAGGTTGTCAAATACGTCGTAATCGAATTTGACGCGGTTCTGGACCCCTTTGGCGTCTTCCAAATGAACGTTCGCAAATTGAGAGCCCCAAAACATCTTTTTCCTCTTTGTTTCGTCTGGCAGCTCACCTGTATGAAAATCACCCACACGACCTATTTTTTTCTTCTGGATACTCCCGAAAATAAAAACCGTCTTCCCGTCGTTTTTCTTGTAAAAATTTTCCTCACTTGTTGAAGCGATTTTCACAGTGATATTTTTCTCGATAAATTTCTTATAAGCGTCAAGCGGATGCTCACCAAAAGCAACCGGGTTTACAGACAAAGCCACAAGCTGTTTATCTTCCTTCTCGTAATCATCCTCATCAAACGACTTTATCAAATCGACGCGGATACTTTTAGACTCAAGACCTTCCTTGTTCAACTTCCTCCAAAATTCTTCCATGTTTTCTATAAACCACTTCGAGTTAGGAAGCAGCGAATCAAGCGCGCCTGATTTCGCCAAAGCAAGCACGACTCCCTTGTGGCATTTTCGCCGATTCACTCTGCTCAAAAAATCAATAAAATTTTTGAACGGCCTGTTGTTTTCGATTTCCTGAGCAGCCGACTCGCCGACGTTTTTAATGTCCAAAAGGCTCCCTCGAATCGCGTTCTCTTTTTTATCAATTGTAAAATTTTTAGAACTAACAGAAACATCCGGAGACAAAATTTTTATCCCCCTCGCCTTTGCGTCCCTGGCTAAAGATTGAATCTTCACAAGCTGCGGCTCGTTTTTCATCATCGCCCAGTAAAATTCCAACGGATAATAATGCTTCATCCACTGGCACCAGTATGCATTTAAACCGTACGCCGTGGCGTGGCTTTTATTAAAGCCGTAAGATCCAAACCTGATAATCGCGTTGAATACTTTCGTCGCTTCTTCTTCTAGCAAACCGGAATATTTTATCGCCCCTTTGGTAAACTTGCGCCTCTCTTTTTCGATCACCTTGTCGCCTTTGCTTTTTCCGATTGCGCTTCTGAGCTTGTCGGCTTTCGCTAGTGAGTAGCCAGCCACATCCGTAAATATTTTAATCACATGTTCCTGATAAACTATGATCCCTAAAGTGTCCGACGTTATCTCTGTCACTTTAGGATGAAACAAATCCTTTTTTACAAGCTTCGGATTTTTCTTTCTCTGAACAAATTGATCCGCCAAACCGCTTCTTGTTGTCCCCGGCCTATTCAGCGCGTTCAAAGCAACGATGTCACTAAAAGAATCGTATACCACACCGTCAGAAACTTTTTGCATTGAAGGCGTATCATACTGAAAAACTCCGCTGAAATCTTGCTCCGTAAAAAGCTGCAAAACTTCTTTGTCATTCATGTCGATTTTTTCAAGTTCAACGTCGACGCCCTTGCTTTCTTTTATCGCTTCAACGCACTCCCTCAAAACGGTTAAAACCCGCAAGCCTAAAACATCGAGCTTGACCAAACCCATTGCGGCGACTCCTCTCATGTCAAGAGCTGTCACAACCACGTCTTGCCCTTTGTACTTTCTCACTTCAAGCGGCAAATATTTGACAAGCCTGTCCGGAGCAACCACGCAACCGGCCGCATGGATTCCAAGCGTTTTCGCCATGCCTTCAAGGACAACGGCGTGCCTCAAAACGTCGGGATATTTTTTGTCAAAATCTCGACAAACTTTTATTTCTGAAAAAGCAGTTTCCAACATGCCTTCGTCTTCTGCTTTGTCCGTTTCCACTATGCTACCCGTGACCTCCTGCGCCTCCAAATAAGGAACGTCAAGAACTCTCGAAACATCTTTGACACACTGCTTTCCTGACAGCCTTCCGACCGTTGCTATCTGAGCCACATTTTTATGCCCGTACTTCTCTCTCAAGTAGCCCATGATTTCCAAACGCCTGTCGTCCTCAAAATCCATATCAATGTCCGGCAAATCGATTCTCTCTGGGTTTATAAACCGCTCGAAAATCAAACCGTGCTCTACCGGGTCGACACAAGTAAACCCAAGCAGAAAAGAAACAAGACTTCCAGCCACAGAACCACGACCCGGCCCGCACATTATTTTCTGTTCTCTGACCCAATCGTACAAATCGTGGACGATCAAAAAGTACGAAATAAAATTTTGCTTTTTCAGCGCGGACAATTCCATCAACAAACGTTTTTTGTAAACCGCTTGCATGTCCGAAAAAGTTCTGCCTTCTTTTTTTGCCACCGCTGTTATTCTGCTGGTCATATCTCGCCAGCTCCAACCGCGAACACAAAGCTGTTTCAAATAATGCCACTCGTTTTCAAACGGCTTCGGAACCTCTACGTGTGGCAGCAAAGCAGCATGATAATCGATCTTCACTTTCGCTTTAACTTGCTCGGAAAAAAGAACAGTACTGTCCAGCGCCTCTTTCACTTGCTCTTTTGACATGTGCGGATGATTGACAATGAAAGCCTCGCGCATTTCTTTCCTAGTCTTCATCCAAAATTGATCTGAACCAAAACTGAAACGATTAGGATTCGACAAAGTATTCCCTGTCCCTATGCACAGCATTACGTCGTGGTGCTCAGAGTCTCCACGTTTAACATAATGAGCGTCCTGAGTTGCTAACAGCTTCGCCTTCTTTCCCCACCTCCGCTTCAACTCCAAATTAAACTCGTTTGCAGAAACCTGAATATCTAGATCGTGAGGCTGAACTTCGAGCCACATGTTTTCGCCAAACTTTTCACGAAGCTGCTCGGCTATCTCAAACGCCTTCTTTTTTTGACCGTTAAAAAATCTATCGTGCATAACACTTGAAGCACAACCGGTCGCTATCGAAACACCTTTGCTGTACCTCATCAACGTCTCGACATCAATTCTCGGCTTGTAATAAAAACCATCCGTGTACGCCAACGTTGAAAGTCTGAAAAGATTTTTCAAGCCTTTGTTGTTTCTAGCCCACGCCGTCAAATGCCACCTATCTCTGATACCTTCTTTTTCTTCGTATTTTTTCACAGCGGCTTTATGCTCGCTTCGCTTCAACCCCTGAGTTAAAAAATCTCTCTCGACATCCGTGAGCCCCTTCCTTTTCATGTCGTTGGCCACATAAAATTCAATTCCGTAAATCGGCTTCACGTCGTGCTCTTCGCATTCTTTATGTTCCTGGTAGTAGCCTCTCATGCTTCCGTGCTCCGTGAAAGCTATCGCCGGAGAACCTCTTCTCGCCGCCTCTTCGACGTACTTGGAAACTTTCCCGCAGCCGTCCAACTGCGAAAAATCAGAGTGCACATGCAAGTGAACAAAATCTTCTTTTTTCTTTTTCATCTAGCTTCCTTAAAACGGGATTTCATAATCCCCGTCGTCTTCCTCTTCTTCTTCGTAAGCTCTCAGCAAATCCGGCTGCATCCTTTCGCCGTTCATGTACTCGATTTCTTCTTGAAGCCTGTTGAAAACTTCGCCCTTCGTTTTCTCCAACGTGCCATGTGGCCACGGTCCTTCAAGGTGACAATCTTTGACATATGCACCCAACAAAATTCTTCTTCCGGTCGCTGTTTTTTTACCCGCCCAATCTCTGCGAAATGCCTTCACAACAGAAGCGCTAGGAATTCTTATTTTCGAATGAGCATCCAGAGCCAGCTCGACACTATCACAATCAACATTGACAAGCGTACTCCCCTCGCCACAGTGCCGGTATGGCCTGGACAAATCCGGTCCAACACCACTACCTTTTCGGTTAGCGTAATCTACTTTCTCTTGAAGTCGCTCTAAAATTTTTTCCGCAACACATTTCACCGTGCCAACCGGATTCACGCCTTCAATGTGGTCGCCGACAAAAACTTCTGCAAATATTCGCACAGCCCTTTCCGGATCTCTTTCAGAACCGTAACTGCATTTTGTATCCCAATCTCTATGAAATTTGTTCACCGCTTTGGGCTCAATGTGACGAATTTTTTCGTGAGCAACAAAAGCAACAAGAGCAGTGCTAGCTTCGAGATCCGCCAATGTCAATCCATAGCCATCTTCAAAATCGCCTTCGTCTTCTTCTTTCGTCGGAGCTGGAGCCCGCCCCAACTGGTACTTGACCACATCGATCAAATAAGCGGGAAAATTACCGTCCTTCAACATCCATTCCAAATAGCCCGGAGCGAGCACTTTTATCTCCGACAAATTCTTCCCGCTATGCTTACCGAATAAAATCAAAGCGTCCTCGCCGCTCTCGCTTATGACAAATTTTCCAGTTCGCTTTGAACGCCCTCTCTTCATCGCTTCAACAGACACACCGCCTTTGATTTTTCTCTTCTTCTCTTTGGCCCGGTTCTTTCTCTCGGCGTGCCTCGAATCGTATTTTTCTTTGTCCGGAAACCCGTCGATTTTTTTACCCCTCATCCACTGTCGCATTTCTTCTAAAGTAGGCATTTTAAAACCACCTTCTTGCCAAATAAATAATCTCGTTCAATACGACATCAAGAGTCGCATCGTGATCCCACTTTGCAAACCTGCCAAGCGGAGCAATATTTCTGGGCCACTGTGGCTCGGAATCTAACGGCAACAAATACCCGCTCAACCCCTCCGAAATTTTCTTGACATACCAGCCCTCTTTGAAAAGAAAATTCAAATCAGACCTGAGCCGATCTTCATCCAGCGCGCCGTTGACTTCAGCAACGTACTCAAACCCGTTTGAAAAAAATCGGTGAACGTGATCGGCTGGCGTATATGGCGTCAAAACATAATCCCACTTTGCATAGCTCTCTTTTTTTACAGCCACAGAAACGACGTTCAACTTCATAGCGATTCCATGTGGAACATACCAATCGACGCAACCTCGAAACTCCCAAAGCGGAGCTGTTAAAACCAAGCTGTCAAACTCGAATCTTCCGGCCGTTGTCAGCACACTATTTTCGTGCACAAAAATCACCTTGGCTTTAACCATTTCCGCCCGGCTAATCAGCTCAGAAGCAAGCCACTTAAAATCCGTTCTTATCGCTCTGCGTGGCCTCTTCTTTTCCGACAAGTCGGGCACTACTTTTTTTTCACTCCCCGCCGCTTCAACGAGTCTCGTTTTTTTGTAGTAGTCATATTTGATTCTGGCGACTTCTTTTTTCCTGCTTCTCTTTTTGAAAAACTCAGGATACTTTTCCACCTTGCCTCTTAAAAGAACGCCGCCCTTAACCGCAAAATCGCTGTACACTAATCCAAGCTCTTCAAAGATTGTCGCCATCGCTTTTGTGCGGTAGATATATTGCAAGCACCCATCAAGCAAACCGTCTTCAACCGACTCCGGACAAACCAGCAAAACTTCGACGCCGTACTTCTTGAAAATATACGAACACAAAAGCGCCGTCATGTCTCCGCCGATTACAACTACTTTTTTCATGATAAAAAGGACCGGCACCGCTCTTGGTGCAAAGCTGGAGATCGGCCAAGATCAAACTTTGCGAGCGGTGCCGGTTGGCATCGGTTTAAAAGAGCGAACACCCTACGCCGATGGTAAGACTATTTTATCGTCAGAAATAAGTTTTGCAACCGTTTCGCCGAGCAACACAATTTTTTTCCTTTCAACTTTTTTGAATAACGTTTTGTACCTGCCGCCGTCGTCCAGTGGCTCAGGCTTGAAAGCCTTCTTCGCTTCTCCGGTACAGCCCTTCATAAATTCTTTTGGCGTCAGTGGAATTTTCACATCAAAAGACAACGTAGCCGTCTTCAACTTGAACGAAATCACAGCCGCGTCTCTTTTGTTTGCCACCTTGCAAAGCACCGAAATATAACTGCTCGTTTCTATCTTGCTAACGAGAAAAAACTGGCCGGGCTTTATTATCTTTCCGGCTTTCGCAAAAGCTCTTCCTTCCGTGTTCTCCACAAGCGCCACCTTGAAATCGTTCAACGAAGAAAGCAATTCTCTCTTCCTGATTCTCGACCTAGCGGTCAGCGCTTTTGCCGCCGCCTTCTTTGTAGCGGTGCAAGGCCCAAGCTTTCGAGCATCGAAGCCGCCCGGCCTTTTTCTTTCGCCTCTGCTTTTGCTTCTCTTCCTGTTTCTTTTGATCAATGCATCGCAAAACTTTTTGAATTGCAAAACGCCGTCTTTTGGAACAACATAAAATTCTTCCTCTCCGTCGTTTCCGTAATCAAGAAAGTCCTCCGGCTTTCTATTCGCACCGGCCAGATACTTCGTGAAAGCACGACACCTCTTTTTCCACTTGCACGCCTTTCGCTCTTCTTCTGTTTCGGCCTCGGCATCGCCGTTGCAAGTGTCGTCTTTAAGCTCCCACTTGCCGATGCAATGCGAATTGATTTTTCCTTTTGCCCTTGTCATATTTTTTCTCCTTGAAGCGTTTTCACAATGTCCTTATACCAAGCAACCGGCAAAACTTCTTTCGAGCCGTTCCGACCTGTCACGATTCCGCTCCTAGAATTCAGCTCGCCTTCAACCACCACCGTCCGCCACTCGCCGCCGATTCCAAAAACCAAAACCGCTCCCCACGAATAACGTTTTATTCTCCGATAACACTTTCCGTCTTTCGTCGCCTGCTCAAAATCCGCATACTGACGGAACCCTTTCACCGCTCGATTTTCAAGCCTCCGTTTTTTCATCACATCAACAACGAATTTCGAGTCGTCTTTCTTCTCGCTTATGTGCAGCATCGACCACCCACTTGTATTGACTAGATTTCCAAACAATTCGTTGAAACTTTTTTTTCTGACCATCTTTGTAAACTGTATTTTGATTTTTTTCACGCACCAAGAAACGGCGTTATGATCCAAGCCAAGATAGCTTGCGATCTGCTTTCTTGTCGGGTTGTCAATGTCCCCGTCCTCCTCCGATTTTATCATACTGAGAAAAGCACAATCCGGGTTTACCATGCACTCAAAAACCTGCTTGGTTTTCCCCTTCAACGTGTTCAACATTTTCAGATTGAAAATTCTCAACTGCTCCTCGACCTCAGCATTTCTCGAACTCGTTTCCGGATTTTCGCTTTCGCCTTTCACCGTCTCGAAGTCGAAAACTGGCACTGGCGAATACATCACTTCTGTCCACCCGCCCGACTCCTTCACAAAAGCTCTGGGCGTTCTTCGTTGGGTCAGCATTTTATAGAGCATCGTTTTGTATGAATTATTGATCGCTGAGCTAACATACCTCGACAGCTCGCCTTCAACCTCGTCGTATCGGAGCATCGCTTTCAGCAACGTCATTCGGCCCTCTTGAACCGCGTCCTCGAAATCAAAATAACTGCCGGGAATAAACCTCTCAATGCGCCTCGCTTTCGCTTCGATTATCGGCAGCATTTCGGCCTCTATAAGCGGCCACTGATTTCTCAAATCGTCCGGGCAAATAAACCCCTCTGGAAAATTGGTATACATCAAGCCGACCTCCTGACTTTCTTCTTGCCACTGCTGAGCAGCATTTCTTTCATGCCCTTGTAAACTTCAACCGCCAACTTGCTTAAATCTTCAACATAAATCCAGCTCGCGCCGTTCTCTTTGTTGTAATAATCTTTCACGTCTTCCGAGCCAGCGCCAATCCCAAGAATCTCGATCCCTGTAGAAGAAACAAGCTGAATTGTGTCTTTCAAATCTTGATTTAATATTCTGGTTTCTACGCCGCCGCCTGCTGGCAGACCGTCAGAAACAACCACGAGTATTTTTCTGGGCTCAGGCCGCTGAGCCAGTCTTTTAGCGGCTTCCAGCACTGCTTCGCCGTCGACGTTGTTGTAACGTCCAGTAATTGAACCGAGTCTCGTTTTTACTTTTTTGTATTTCTCTCCAAAAGATTTGTAGACGTTGAAAAGAAAATTTTCTTTTCTCTCGTTTGCTGACCAGCGCTTGCCGCTGTTTTTGTTCTCCCACGCTTCGCAGCCAAAATTCGTGAATCCAATCACTTCAAAAGGAACGTTCAACGAGCTAAAAGTTTCACACAATCCAATCACTGTCCTTCTTGCGAAGTAAGCGCCGTTTCCCAAGCGGTGTCCGCTTCCCATCGAACCGCTCTCGTCCACCAAAATTTCAATCGCCGTGTCAAGTGTCTCGCCTCTAACAAACTGCGTATAAATTCTTCTATTCCCTGTCGGGACGGTAGCCAGAGCGTCTTCGTCGATTCCGTCGCCTTCGTCTCTGTCGAAAATCATTGTTGAAAGCTCTCTCGCTTTGACCAAATTAACAAGCTTCGATTTCATCCCCTTCAACTGCGTCGCCACATCTGCTTTCGCGCTGAAAAAACCTTCTGGATTTTCTCTCGGAGTCTCCCACTTATCGGAATCTTTCACGACCTGCGGCACGTCGTACTCGTTGGAATCACGAGTAGTTTTTTCGCCTTCATCTGTCAGATGCTCTTTGACACTATCCGACAAATCTTCTTCTTCTGCGTCCTTGTCTGCTTCATTTGCAAGGTCGTTTCTTCTCGTGATATTGGCACCTTCTTTTTTCTCGTTGTTGCCGCTCGGTTCGCCGTCGCTTTCTTCGTCGCTTCCGTCGTCGCCTTCTCCGCCTTCTTCGCCGCCGCTTCCGTCGTCGCTGTCTTCGCCTTCGCCGCCACTTTCGGAACCGTCCTCGTCGCCTTCTTCGTCGCCACTTCCGGAACCGTTTTCGTCGCCTTCTTCGTCGCCTTCTTCGTCGCTGCTTCCGGAGCCGCTTCCGTCGCCTTCTTCGTCGCCTTCTTCGTCGCTGCTTCCAGAACCGTCTTCGTCGCCTTCTTCGTCGCTGTCCTCGCCGCTCTCAGAACCGCTTTCGGAATCACCGGAATCGTCCTGCTCTTCGCCGTCGCTCTCGTCTGCTTTGCTTCCTTCTTTCATGCCTTCGAATTCTTCTTTGATTTCTTCCGCTACGTCTCCGATTTTTTCGATAACACTTCTGGCCAGCCGCATCGAATCTTCGCCCCAGTTTGTTTTTGTGCTTTCTTCGATTTCTTCTTCAACCGCGTCCAAATATTCGTCGTATTCTTCCGGCATCCAGCTTACGTCCAAGCCTTCCGATTTAAAAATGATTGCACAGCCGATTGCATGCCAGAAATTCAGCTTTCCGGTTTCCTGAAATTTCTTTATGTGCTGGCCGATTGAGAAAAGCGTATTTTCTTTGATGTTCTCGGCGACTCCGACAAGCTCTTGGCTCTTCCTGCGCTCCATTCGGATGTCCTCGAAAACGTTCAGGAACATTTTTTCTTTCTTCGTGGTAAGCCCCTTTAAAATCTCAAACGGTGTCTCTCGCCCGGCAAGCTCGTGCCTGTCTTCTTCTTCGATGTGACCAAGCTCATGATCAAACATGCCATGAAGAACTTTTTTCGATGCTTCTTTGAAACGATCCGCGTTCGCAGGAAAAAAAATCGTCCTGCCGTCCGTAGCACATTTGTCTGATGCAACGACTTTTATATCGTAGCGGCTCGCCATCACTTTTCCGAGTTTTTCAAAGTGACCTATCAGTTTGTTTTGTTGCGCGTTCTTTTTCATTTTGGCCGTTCTCCTTTTTTTATCTTACTTACTGATTAAAGTCTTTTTACTTTCAGTAGTCAAGAAAAAACGACATGGCCTGCGTTTTTTTCTTGGTTTATGATACTTCGCCGCCAAAATGCCTTTGAATTAAGTCGTTTACGAAACGGCCGTCGTCCGTGTCGAGCTTGTTCAAAACGGAAGTTTTAGAAGCCCGCCGGATGTCTCCGTACCTGACTGTTTTCTTCGCCCACATGATTAATCTACGAGTTGAAAAAGTACATCCGCACTCTTCTTTGTCAAACGCCTCGCGAACCTTGTGAGCTATTGTTACCATCCTTAAAGCGACCTCCTCTTCAACACCTGATTTTTTCACAAGTATTTTAACTTCGCTGTCCTTCGTTGGGTACTTCGCTTTGATAGTCACGCCGAACCGATCCAAGGTCGCTTCGTTCATGATTTTTGCGCCAACATAAAGACCTGTATCGTCGCCTTTTCCAAGCGTGTTCGCCGTAGCGATAATCCTGAAATTTTTTGACCGCTCGGATTCTTTCGTGGAAATAACTTCGCCGAAATTTTCGGTCAGTACAAGCGGCTTGCCTTCGAGCACTGCTTGAATCGCCATCAAAACGTCCGGATGTGCTTGATCGATTTCGTCCAAAATTAGCCAGTGACCGTTTTTGATAGCCGTTGGCAAAACGCCGTACTTAAACTCTGTGTATTGGTTGCCGTCCGCATCAATTTTCAACTCCGGGCGACCGACAAACTGAGCCACTTTGAAATCTCTGGTCAATTGGATTCTTTTTACCGGCTGATTTATCACTGTAGCCAGCGCCTCGGCGGAAGCCGTTTTGCCACATCCCGTTGGGCCGCCGATATAAATCGGCTCGTTGTCTTCGACGCCAACAGCAATGTCTTCCCACATCTCCAAACCAACTTGATCCACACACCAATTATCGTCGTGCTCTGGCACATCGATTTTGTCTAGCTCTGTTAGATCTTTTCTCATTTTGAGATTAGCAACGCCGATGCTAAAAGAATCGGAATCTACAGGCGCAGGCTTCTCTGCTTTTTCGGCCTGCTTTTTCTTCGACGTTTTGTTGACCGCTTTGTCTTTGTGGCCAAGCTCTTTTGCCGTGGCGCTTAGTATCTCAGAACCGGGATATGTTTTTTGATATGACTCTACAGTCATAGAATGTTTTTTTGTTAAGTGCACATCCAACCTGTGAAACCAACACGAACAGATCTTGCACTCTACTTTTAATCTTCCCTTTGCGTCCAGTTTATCTTTTGAGCTTCCCATTTGGCCGTTCTCCTTTTTTGTTAACCGCAAATTATCTTACCCCCTGATTACACACTTTTCGGATTCAGAAGTCAACAAAATTCGACATTATTTTTCGCTTTTTTTTTACTCTCCGTAAGCTGTTGGAATTGTTGAGCAAGTTGGCTTTGTCCGTTTTTAATAGGTAGTCGTTTATATATAGTAAAGACGTTTTTTATTTTCACTACCTTAGAAAATCACGCAAAATTTTTCAAGCTGTTTTGATTTTTTCTCTCATCTGGAAACTATTGGTATAGCTGGCTTATCTTTCTCCTGCTTGCGGAAACCTTTGCAGTGAGTGACATTGAGCGATCACCAGAAAACCGTTTCGCATCGTTGTACGCTTTCTCTATTTGACGCCTCGAAGCCGAACCCGGATCTGTGCCTAGCGGAAGCCTCGCAATGTACACAGATGCAAAGTAACAAAGCAACTGAGCCGCCACCGAAAACGGCGCTTCAACCTCCTCCGGATCTAGCATGATAATCACTGACGAATCCGCATGCCTTTTGCACAACAAAACGAACTGCGCCAAGCTCAAATTTTTGCCGTGCAACGCCACAACAGAAAAGCCACACTGCCACACTTTCAAAGCATCGAACGGCCCTTCAACTATCACCAAATCTCCGACCTCTTTTGCTTGGTTCCAGCCGAACAAAAGTCTCGACTTGTCCGCACCTTTTGGCCCCAACGTTTTGGGCACCTGCTCTCCATCAATTGCCCTCGCTTCAAACGACCTTCCGTTTGGACATTCTGACGGGATTATGATCCGCCCGGCGTACCTCCCTTTGTTGCAATATCCAAGCCCCCACTCTCTTGCCGTTTTTTTCTTCACGCCTCGCTTTTTCAAGTACACAGGCATCCGCCACTTTCCGTTTTTGTAAACCGGAATAAATTCATCCGGCAAAGGAAAATCAACGTCCTCGATTTCGACTTCTTCTTTCCCTCTCATCGCTCTCAATCTAGCGAGCAAACTTTTCGGCGTTTCTTTCCTGCGAAAACTAACAGCGCCTTTGAAAATAAACCGCTTCGCTTCCTGCCTAGTGAGTCCGCTTACTTGCGCCACGACGCCGACGAAACGGAGCCCTCTTTCTTCGCACTTGAAGCAAATGTAATTCCCCGTTGCAATGTCCACATAAAACCCTCCGTGCTTCTCGCACCAAGGGCAAACCGCTGTCACCTGATTTGACGAAGTTACTTTGACCCGGCTCAGATTGGTTTCGCAATACTCTTCGACATCAAATTTCAAAACAGCCACGCTTCAACATGCTCGTTTTTATTTTTCTCGCTCAATCGTTTGCGATTGGTTCGCAATCGTTTGCGATTGTTCGCCGCTTTCATTTTCCTTCTCCTTTTTCTTCCCTATGTTGATCGCCTTTACCGCGCAGTTGCCGCTGACCAGCAAAAACTCGCCTGGTTTTAATATGTTTGAAGTTTTTATTTTCATTGGCTGACCGCAGATCAAAACTTCACTTTCAAGCTCCTTGTCGGCCAATTCATCCAGCAATTCTTGTATTGCAATCATCATTCCAATTCCTTGATCCACATTTTTGAAAAAACCGCATCCATCGGAATCGTTACGTGGCTCGGACCATCGCGATATTTTGCCAAATAAAGCTCGACGTATTCGCCCACGGTCGCTTTTATTTCTTCCTCTTCGTCCTCTTCTTCAAGCACGATTTTTGTTGATCTAGTTTTGCTCTCCGGCGTGTTCAAACTGCAAACTATATCTGCAATCCTAGCCTTGTCGTAGCTCTCGCCTGTCGCCTCTGCTGTCGCTATCGCTTTCGCCCACTCTCGCCCGGCGTGGCAGGAACTCCAAATCCCGTAGCCGTCTTCCTCTGCCATTGTCTTTAAATCCCAGTAAACAGAAGCCTGAGAGAGCCTGTGCGATTCAAAACGGCCGACCGCGTTCATATGGTCGCCTGAATCCACCAATATCAAATTCGGCTCGAAACCGTCTTCTTTTAAATCTTCAAGACACCCCTGAATTTTATTTATGTCACATCGCCGCAGCGGCATCGAAACGATCCGGAATTTATCCGTCCATTTTTTTCGGACCTTCTTCAAGCGCGCTTTTATTGTCCGCAATTCACTAGGAGAAAAATCATAATCTCGAAACTTGCTATAGCTCATTTTTAACCAAAGCGCATCTTGCCTCGCTGCGACCTGTCTGGCTGGCATTTCTAAAGCGAGGTAAAGAACGGTAAACCCAAGCTTGACGGCATGGAAAGCGATATTACTCAACATTATCGACTTGCCTTTTCCCGTCGTGGCCAGAACCAATCCAAGCTCGCCGAGCTGAAGCCCTTTTACTATTCCGTCCAATCGCTTGAACCCGGTCGGCATCACGACGACCTCTTCCGGATGCTCCTTCGCTCTCTTCCTTTCTCCCTGTCTTTCGCCGAACTCTTCAACCCACTTGATTTCTGTGTATTCTCTCTGCCTAATATCTTTTTTTGAAAGCTTTTTCAGCTCTTCGTAAACGTCGTCGACCTTGCCTCTTTCGAGTTTGTCTGCTGCCGCCTCCATTACGATTTGAGCGTCCGTCGTCCTCACAAATTCGCTAAGCTCATCAAGCGTAGCCATAGCAGCGCCGGGAGAACGCCTGTAGAGCTTCTGAACCAATCTCACATACGGTTCTCTATCTTCGTCTTTCGGAAAGTCTGAGCGTATCCTAGCAAGCATTAAACGCGGCGTTGCTCGTTCCCTGTACTTGCGCCAAATACCGCTCGCCGTATCCCAAACCCACGAGTGCTGTTTTGTGCTGAGATGATGCGATTCTAGGATTCTCGAAGCCAATTTCAAATAGCTCGTATCCGCCAAAGCTTTCGCCAAAATTTCTTCTTCAAATTCGCGGTCAAATTTCATGGGCTTCTTTCTACTTGCCTAGCTTCACATTTTTAGAATCAACAGACACCAAAGACGGCGGAGGCTTTACCGGCCCCGACCCGGTGGCGTTTGTGTGTTTGTTGAACCAATCGTTCAATTCTTTGCCTTTGAATTCACCACCCATATCCTCGAAAAGCTGCTCGACATTCGCTTCCAATTCCGCAGGGCTTTCATCAGACATCTTCAACGTTTGGTAAAAATAATGTAGCCCCCTCGAATCTTCCAATGAACCTTCCAGCCAACGACCCTCTAGCCCGGAAACTTTTTTGCCGTACCCTTCAACTGAAGTCCACATTTCTCTTTCCTCGAACTGAATCACTTTCAAAACGATCCAATCGTCGTCGACGTTTCCACCGACCGGTAGATACCAGTAATGGCCGGGCTTATCTGGTTTATACTGCTCTCTCATTGCTCTCTCCTTTTTGCTTGTTTCTAAAAGTCGATTTACCTCTTTTGTGCTTTTGATAATTAATCTTTTCAGACGCAGCATTTCTTTAACCAATAGTTCGTATTTTCTGTTGAACAAAGTTCTTTCAAAGTCCATCGACTTCCCCCCCCCCCCTTTCAATACTTCATATCCTTTGTCATTTTTTCAGCCATTTTTTTTCGACAATCGCCGGGTTCCATTGCTACGGTTTGGTACTTCCCATCAATAATCGACATGACCGTTGAACCGTATGAACCAGCAAGCGCTCCGTGGTCCATGTTTGTGGCTAATAAAACAGGCATGCTATCGTCGTACCGCTGTTTCAAAATCCGCTCCATTTGAACGTTGACAAACAAGGAACCGTTTTTTGTTTTTCTCTTCTCTTTTCCCATCTCGTCTATCGCTAAAAAATCAGAAGTCAAAAGCCAATCCAATCTTCTCTTCGCTTCCTTGTCGTCCATCCCTGCCATCATGTCATGCTCAAGCTGTGGCAAGGTCGTATAATAAACCGTCCTTCTTAACCTGATTGCTTTTGTTAGCACGTAGCTGATAAAAAATGTTTTGCCCACCCCGTTGTCGCCGAGTAAAACCAATCCATACCCGTGTCTCAGCGCTTTATCCAATCCGGAAACATATTTTTCAATCACGCCGTTAAAAACTTCTTTGTTGTGGCTGACATCGCTTGAAGCGACACTCCAAAAATCTTTCGGCACGCAGGCTTCATAAGCCGCCACGTTGAAATAATATTTTTCTCTGCAATCACAATTCACATCCAATCCCCTGCACTTTTTACACTTCGCCAAAACAAAATGCCGCAACGTTTCCGAATACGCTTCAACCTCGATTTTTGTCTTCATGTCACGCCAACTTTCAATATAAATTTTTGACAGTCCAATCCACCAATGGCTTCATCTCGCTCGACACATAGATGTTAGAACCACTTGCCACGGCGGCGGCTGTTTTTTGAATGGTCAACAGAAACCGGTCATCGTACTTCTTCACTGAGAAACCAGCCCCTTCCAATCCTGCTCTCAAACCACGTTCAAGCTCTCCGACATCGCTGAAGCCGTGCTTCTTTTGTCCTTCTTCTTTTGCCGGTTCACCAAGACAACAAATCGCCGTGTCAATGTTCACAGGAGACGCCAAGAAAGCAAGCGGCGGAACCTTCATCTTGCTGTTTGCAAAATCTTTCACATGCTCGTGCCAATAGCGAACCAATTCAAGCGGCGTTATCTCTTTTCGTATGCACCACTCTCCGGCTTTCCTAGCGTGCTTGTGCTCTTCTTTGTAAACCCGAAAACTTCTGGCCAATCCGCTCGCTTCCTGAACCAATCTCCTGTAACGCATGTATATCGCGGCGAATTCACATCCAAGGTTTTCACTCAACTCTTTTCTCTTTTTGTTTTTCGCATCTTTGTCGAGAAGCCTTATCAATTTTCTTCTTTGTTTTTCTGAAGGCTCAAAGTCAATAACCGACTTATATTTTTCTATTCGTTTCCAATCCAATTGCTCTATTGTCATACGTTTCCTACGGAAACGCTTCTTGTTTTGTTCGTTCTTTCTTTTACTTACTTTCTTCTTGATCTTTCCCAGATCAATAGAACTAATATTATTAGATATAGAAGAAACAGCACCCTTATTTTTTTTGGTATTAGGAAGTTCGGAAAGTTCCCCAGAAATTTTCACTTTCTTTCGACTTTTTGGAATGTTTTTACCCTTCAATCCATGAACTGTTTTTAAGTCATCGCCAGCCGTTTTCTTGGATTTTTTCTTCTTCTTTGGTTTACCGTTTTCATCAAGTTTGCGTTGCGATTCCGACGACTTAGAAGAATCTGTTTTTTTCTTTCCTCTTTTTTTCTTTTTCAAAGGTTCGGAAGCACCACAATTTTCTTCGATATCTATCGACTTTTTTTGCTCTTCCCTTTTGTCGACAGACGGCGAACAAGTCATGGACAGAATACGATCCGCCTCCCTAGCTTTTTCAAAAGATTGAGAAATAATGCTCGTTAATTTAACAAAGTGATTAGGCCCGGAAATAAGAGCGCGCTTCAACACAATAATTCTGGTTTTTGTTCCGGGGTTTCCTGAGCGGTCAAACCGGATGTATTTTTGCCTTTTCAATTCTTTCAAAATCGCATTTGATTGAGACGTTGAATAACGAAGAAGTTTAGCCACACACTCGCGCCCCAAAAGCTCTTCCTCGCTGCACATCATCAGCCGAACCCAAACAGCAAAAGCGCGCTGTGAAAGCTCGTCATAAGCCTCTTGAATAGCCGTCGTTTGTCCATCCATTTTCGTGCCTTTCAAAGATTGCCGATCTCAACGTGGCGGTTCCACAATAACTTCTTAAAAAAAAGAAGTCCAAAAAATTTTTAATTGAGCAGCTTGACCCCGAAGCCCTCTTCCGCTCTGTACACTTTTAAACGCTCCAAGCTGTGACCTGAAAAATAAGGATTCATCAAGTCTGCAAAGTCGATATAAATCGCCTCTTTTTTTCCTTCACTCGGCGTCAAGTTTCTCATTCTTTGGATCGTTGCTTTCACGTCTTTTCCGCCTTCTGCGTTTATCACGCACTCGACGCTTGGCAGATCCACACCTTCTCCGAAAACGGTCCCTAACAAAACGTCATAAATTCCTTCTTTGTAATCCGAAAGAATTTCTTTCCTTTTCTCTGTTGAAGTTTTGCCAACAATGACCGCATACATCAGGCCCGCATCGTGAAAAAGTTCGTCCAATATTTCGATTTGGTTCAAGCGATTTGAAATCACCAAAACCTTCTTTTTATTTCCCACATGTTTTTCGACAAGCTCGCAGATCAAAGCGTTCCTGACGGGGTTGCAATTAATGCACAAATTTTTTAGCTCGGCGCTCCACCTTCTCTCGAAAACGTGACTCGGTTCAAGCACTTTGTAAATCTGTATTTTGGGCCTCATCAAAAACCCCTTTTCAATCAGCTCCGTAGGAGTGACGGAAAACTGAACATCGCCGCAACACGCCTTCAACCAAATCACACCCTTTTCACACTGCTTCTCGTGCTCCAAAAAAACAGTCGCGCTCAATCCAATCTTGTAAAAAGAATTGAAGCTTTGCATGACCTCGTGCCACCCGTCTGCTGTCAAATGATGCGCCTCATCGAAGAAAGCCAAGTCTATCTCTTTGGCCAATGCCTTGAAACGCGGTTCTGTGGGCAGTTTGAACCTTTTCTTGTCCTTACCCTTGCGCCAACCTCCGTGCGCTCTGTGAAGGCTCTGAGCGGTCGCCACGGTGATCGGTTTGACGTTCCAATGCCCGTCGCCAATAATTCCAACGTTCTCACAAAGCACGTTTTCAAAAACTTCTTTCGTCTGATAAAGCAACATTCTGGAAGGCACCACGAAAAGAGTAGAGACACCAAGCTTTTTGATTATCGCCGCAGCTATCAAAGTCTTTCCGGATCTAATTGGCGTTTGAACTATTCCCCTGCCCGGCAGCGGCTTTCCTGAGATCACTTCAACGCAATCGTTTTGATAATCTCTCAGAACAAAATCTTCGTTCCAACCAAACTTAAAAAATTTGTTCGGCTTTCGCCTTTGGTCCACAAGCTTGTAGCCAATCTCAATTCGCTTCAACTCCTTCAAAATATCAACAAGCAAACCGACCGGCGCTCTGTAGCCCTTTGTTTTAGAATACTTTAGAAGGTGCTCTTTCCCGTCCCACCTTTTGCTTCGGAAAGCCGGAGAAAAAAAATAGCCTTGAACATAATAACTCGTAACCTTCTCAAGCTTGCGAATAACCGAAGGCGTAGCGCTCCTTATTCGCACAAATTGATTGTCGATAAAAATTTTTACAGCCATGCTTTATAATACTGGAAAAACTATTCTGAAGGTGATTTTTATTTTGACGGGTCTGGAGCGGTAGCAAAAGCGTAGGCACCTATGCCCGCAAACACTACAGATTCGACCACTACAAGCGCCCACGGAACCCAATGCCACTTATTTTTCGCTTCGAGCTGCAAACGAAACTTGTGCTCTTCGTCCCACATCTTTCCAAGAAAATCACCGCGCTTTTTTTGCGTCTCGGCGGCGTCTCTCCAATTCTGAGCGCGTTGCTGCTGTGACACGAAATCTCTCTTCAACGATGCGTTTTTTTCTTCGATGAAAAGCGCGTATTTCCAAAGGTCTTCGTAGTCGACCAATACCAAGCCAAGTTCCTGATATTCTCCGAACGAATAGCACCAATATTCTTGGTTGCTTTTTTCAACCTTTTGGCCGACCGGAGGCTTTCGGAGGGACGGAGGTTTTTCGAGTGTCTTCATCTGGGTCTGACTGAGCGCCATGAATGGCAGAAGTAATGTCATCAAAAGAACCAGCGTTTTTAATTTTATCGCGTTTGCTTTCTGCTTCTTTAACATCGACCGCCCTCTTTTCATCCAAGTCTTTTCTGACATCTTTTTCTTCATCTATTTTTTCGAGAAGTTTTTCGTCTTCGTCCTTTGCGTCTTGGAATTCACTAGCAAAAAATTTCTCCGCTTCTTCTTTTGCGGTTTTAACTGGGTCAACTCCGAACGCTCCTTTTCTGTAAGCCGTTTGGCAAAATGCGACCACGACAGAACCAACAACCGCGACGACCATGAAAAGAAAAAGAACCCACTTTAAAAAAGCCGGTTTCTTCTTCCACCAATTCCAAACTTTTGAAACGGGCTTCATCACAATTCGTCGCTTTCTTCATCGCTGTATGGTTTGGCGTCTTTCGGCGGCGGTTGAATTGCTTGCTGAACACCTTTTACTACGGCTCCGGGCATCTTTCCGGTAAGCGCGATTCCCCTTGTGTATTGATCCAATGCGGCTTGCTTGCCGTTGAAGGCCAGAGTGACAAAACCCATTGTAAAGATGATCGCAATCATCACAGACGCCGCAGGCCAGCCGAAATCAAAACGCCATTTCAAAAAACAAATCACAAACGCACTGAGCAAGGCCAGCAACAGCAAAAAAGCAAGAAACTTTTTTGACTTCAAAAAATGCTTCTCGAAAATTTTGACCATGTTTGCTCTATCATTCATTTCAATTTCTTTGATTGGAAATTTCGCCATCTTGTTCCCTCCATCATTCTTCTTTTTTTATTTTAGTAATTTTTATTTCTTGTATTCGATTGAAGCGCCTTTCGTCTTCAGCGCGTTGTAAAATCAATCCGAAAGCATCCATTTCGCCAGTAACTCTCTCCGCTTCTTTTTTCATATTTTCCAATTGAACTTCGACATTTTGAATCTGTTGAAAAATTTGATTTCTTTTTTCAGCTACAAGTCGAAGCTCTGCTTCAGCCGTCGCCTCTGAGCCTTCGAATTTTCCGCCGTCGCTGCGCCCTAACCCTGTCATGTATTCGTTTATATCTTGATCGGTCATCACCTTGAAACCGGGGCGAGGCGGCTGCAACTGAAGCTGCTCTTTTTTTTCTGTTGAAACGCTTTTTTCCGTGTCGGACATTTTCTTTCTCCTTTGGTTGTTTGCTTTTGCAATAAACCGTGTTTGTTTTTAAATCAAAAATCAGAGTTGATTGACAACAGAAACCGGCAAAATACGCGCTGGATGATAAGTTCTGTATTTTACTATTACGGCGTAAACAATTACTTCATCGACATAACCGCTGTCACCTAAGTTGTCGAAATAGACCTCCCACCTGAACCAGTCGTCCCCTGAAAAAACTGTGCTCAAATACGATATGTCTATTTCAACCGACATTACTTTGTGGCCGCTGGTTCCGACTTCGATAGTGCCTGCGCTGGTTGCAAGGTCGTATGTAAACTCCTCGTCATTGTTTGCTTGAAGCCCTTCTGAAATTGAAACATAAGGGCGCATGTCATCTGTGGTTAAAGAGTACACATGCGGCTCAAAAAGAATTTCAACCCACAGTCCTCCTTCGCCGCTGTAATCATTAAACTCTTCGTCAAGATGCATCATCCCTGTAAGATGCTTTTCTTCTTGATCTATAAGAGCACCCCACCCCCAGCCAACGCCAGAGTCTCCTCCCCTTGCGTAAATTAACGGATAGACATCTTCTACGTCGTAAGCGCCTCCGCCGGTCCAACGATTTTGCAAAAATTGCTTGGCCGTTGTTGTTTGTTCTCTCCAATAAGACGGCCTTTTTGTTCCGGTTGTATTTGTTCGGGCAAACCTTACCGGCCCGCTCCTTGATACGATCTCGCCATAATTAGAACCAGTCTGTCTAATCGACATATATTCATCTGCCGCAGGGTTGGCGGCCCAAAAAACTAATTCCGGATCGTCCGAAGTGTGATCGACCCACGATTCAAAATCGTCATTGTAATCCGCCGCACGACACAAGTTCAATCGCAAGACGCTGTTATCAACTCCAATGTAATCATTATTTGTCGTGTTTATTCCAATCATTAAATCGGTAGAACCACCAAACCATGTTTTCGGCGCAGCCAATTTGCCCGACGCCGACACGTCACCACTGCTAGCTGATATGTTTCCTAATGTCGAAGTAATCGCTCCTTCAATGGTCGCGTATGCAGCTTCAACTCCAACACAATTCAAACTGCCCCCACTAGCTATTCCACCTGTCAAATACAAACTTCTCCATCTAAATCCGGTTGACCCTAAATCGCGACTACCATGAGCTGTAGGATACAAATCGCCCAAAAAACAATCTCCATACGCATAAATACTTCTCCATCGGTTCGTCCCTGTGATACCAAGGTCATATGTGGCGTCACTCACTGGGTAAAAATGACCTTTTACGTTGCCAACCAAATCCAATGTTCCAGATATAAATACATCCTTCCAGCGAGTAGCGTTTGCGCCAATGTGATATGTGTCGTGCAACGCTGGTAGCAAATCACCACCTAAATTTAGATTTGCAATATACATATTGCGCCAACGCAAACCTGGCTGGCCTATGTCGTAAATGTTGTCAGTGTCGGGAAACAAATCCGTGCTAAATCCAGTTGAAAAAATAGTCGCAAGACTGTTCGCGTTTTGTTGATCTGTGTAGTCGAATGCAATAGGGGTTGCTGCGGGGCCATTGCCTGTTATCTTGCCGACATACACAACGCCGTCTTGCGTTTTGATCGTGGTAGTTCCTCTTACAATCGGCCCCAACAAAATAATTGTATAATCGGCTGCTGTTGTAGAGATAACCGGCTGACCGAGCGCTCCTGCGGTTGTTATTGTGTTTGCACTTCCACTCCACGAAACAATCAGCGTCTCCAATGCAATTGAAAGATTCAAAGCGCCACTAGCTAAATCGTTTTGGAAAATTACCGCCGTTCTTCCGCTGCAATCCAATCCACCACAGATGGCATCTAGGTTCGCAGTCAAAGTGCCATTGCCGTTATCCACAACAGAATCGGGCTCGTCTGTTACGCCAATAGTGTCCGTTTGCTCTGTCCACTCTGGCTCGCCAGTTCTAGGGTTGATCGTCAATGCACTTGGTAAATCTGCATGCTGTATTCCAACATAATACGGAATAGTGTTTGCATTTGGAAAATCAACACCCTCTACATACGCAGCAGCGGGGCTCAAAATCGGATCGATTGTTTCTCCGTTGGAATCAACACACTTTGCGGTCGCAACGCTTTTTTCTATTTTAAATTTATCGTTTCCATCGCCATCAAACGTCAATGTACCGTTCAACACTAAATCGCCAACGGCAAACGCCTGATTTGTTCTCTTGTTTATTTCTTTTAAATATCCAAAAAAACGAGTTTCAAAATCTTCCCTACCAAGCAAGCGCCTTGTTGAAAAATTTAATTTGGTTAATCCGGTTCCCATTTTTTTTCTCCTATGAAACTTGCTAGGTGTTTATTTCAATTAAATCTTCAGCAACAGGCAACCTCATTACTTCGATCTCGCCTATTGTTATCGTTTGATCTATTTCGTGGCCAAATCCTACAGCGCCCTTGAACGCTGGCGTTGTATCGACGTTTATCAATTCGACATTATCGACATACAAAATAATATTGACCTGACCAGTTGCCGGAATCGTAGTCGCAACGACTCTGACACCGTAATATAGATCTGCAACAAAACCCGGAATGATTGAAGCGTTCCAAGTGTAAACTGGCGTGCCCGCTGTAATAACGCCCAACCGAAAACGATTGTTCGGGACATCCAATGCAACAATAAATCCATTGTCAAAATCATCGGAATAAAACCGCAAAGAAGCAACGCCAGCAGAACCGCCGACTTGGCTCACTTTTACCTTCCAATAACAAACGTAATTGTCCCACCCTTGCGCTTCATCGCTTTTTACTATTGCGGCTTCAGCCACAGAGTCATCAACCAATGAAGCTTCGCCATCGCTTACGGACAGCGGAGCCCCTGTTGTGGCGGCCTGATACGTGTCGTACCATTGCGAGTCGTCGCCGTCTACTTCAAACATGTCCAGAAAAGCGAGGTATGTTATTTGATACCGCTCGCTAACACCGCGCATCAACCTCACAATATCTCTAATCAATTTCCTGTTCAATTCGCCGTCGTCAACTATCCTGAGATTTGACCAATACTCTTCTTTTTCGTCACCCTCTGGCAATGCTATCACCCAAGAGTCAAAACCTTCGTGCTCTTCACCTAAAACCGTTTCATCCGAAAGCCACCTGAAATCAAACCAATTCCAGATTCGCATCCTGACGCCCGTTGCAAGGGTTAGCAGGTCCATTGTGGAGTCTTCATTCCCCCTTGCTTTCCAAAGAGCCACAGACGAAGCCACAAGCCTCCTGAGATGGTCTGTGTCGAGTTGATCGGTTATGTGGTCTAGGTTTGCGGTCCACCCTACAATCGGCTTTAAAAAAGGCAACCAATCTTCATGGATAGCTGTCGCATCCCACAACGTTTTCAAATCCAATGCCTTCAATTGAATCGAATTCCAAACCTGTTGCGGGCCTTCCAAATACCGTTTCAGAAACAAGCCTTTTTCAACATCTTTGTTTCTGATCTCTTTTATTATAAATTTATATATCTCAAGACCAAAAGTTTCGTCCACCGCTTCCGTCTCGATGTAACCAATCATTTGGCCGGTAGACGGGCTGGCAAGCGGGTTGTACGCTAGATCAATGATGTTGGAAGCACTAAAAGGATGACCAAACGGCATATGCCCAAACGGGTATTGTCCAAAACCTGTCGCCATTATTTATCTCTTCTCTTTTTCTTTTTTTTCGTTTTTGTTTTCTGCTTTGTCGACTTGGATTTTTCGTAAACAAAAAAGACCTTCAACGCCTTGTAAACCCAAGGTTCAATTTGCTGCGGAACGTCATCGAAATCAACCGTCATCAATTTGACAGAAACTTCTTCTTGCATCCACTCATTATGCGCTTCAATCGCCTTTTTGTATTTTTCACCTAGCTCCGAAATACCCTGATCGAAAACAGCTTGGTTTTCTTTCGAGATCGTGAGCTTGGTTCCGGGGCGCGGTCGCTTTCCGTTCACGTCGTCCGCCAGAGACAAAGACAGCTCGCTAATTTCGTCCTTGTATTCGAGAAATTTTGTCTCCGTTTCTTCCTCCGCCTTGATCGATTTTATTTTCGGCGCAATGGCGTCTTCGTTCTCGGAAACCGTTCTCGCAAAACTTCGAGAAACAACAGGCCGAGCCACCCCCGGCTTACCCGACGCGCTCATATAAGCAATGGCCTTTTGCATCTCTTTGATTCCGTTTTTTGTTACTCCAAATTCCATCTTTTTTTCTCCTTGCATTTGCCAAATAACTTTCGCCTTGGTTGATGCTCGATTGAAATTTTCAGCCGCCAAAAAATTTCATTACTTCTCCGCAATCATCGCACTTGTAGCGCTTCTTTCCTTGTTTGGTGACGTTCTCATGATCGCACGGTTCGTCGATAACCGCCAATGCCTCTCTTATCGCGTTGCTTCTCGATTTCTTTTCCACCATTTGTTCTTTCAGAGCTTCAAATTCACCAATCTCTTTTTTTAATTGGACCTTTAAAGCCGCAACGTCTTTATCCACCAATTCCTCTGGCAAACGCGCTCTAACTTTTGCTTCTTTTTTTTCTTCTCTTGTGGCTCGTCTTTCTTCAGGCGATTTCTTTTCTTCTGTTTTTTCGGTAGCCATTAGCTTTCTCCTTTTTTTTGCTATTTATTTTTTAGCTTTTCAATACTTTTGCATTTACTACATTTGCCGCACGGTTGAAAATTAATGTCCGGTTTTCTACAAGAACAAAAAGAATTTTTCAACGGCGGCGGCAATAAATAAAATAATTCTTTTTTTGTGAAATCTTCAACCGGAAAAATCAATTCAATATTTCGATCTTTTTTTCCTTTTGTAAACGACATAACAGAGCTGCCTTTTACAATATTGTGAAATATATTTTCGGCGGTTTCTATTACACTTCTTCTCTCAATAGTTTTATTGAAAAAACCCACATCCTCTTTGGTTCTTCCAATTGCAACGCTATGAACATTCTTCATTGACTTAGCAGTAAGAGCTGCCGCCGTGTAATAAAGCATTTGATCTAAAGCAAAAGAATTATAAAAATGAAAATCTATACTCTTGTCGAATTTGAAATCGCGTTGCAAATAACTCAATATGTTCTGAACCGCTTGGCGCTCTGCCACACCTTTCGTACCGCTTTCCCATCCAGCCAATTCGAGAAACAACACATGCAAGCGTTCATGCTTGTGAGTTTCAGACAGCATCCTGTAGAGCATTGCGGTAGAATCCAATCCACCGGAAAGCATTACAAGGACAGTTGCCTTTGAATTTTTTTCAATCATGGTAACAAGCCAAAAATTTCATTTATCGCACCAACTATAGATTGGCTCGTTGTGTCTAATTTTGTTCCGCCACTTTCGGACAAACTAATTGCGCCAACTCCTACCAGCCATTGATCAACAAATGTCACGTCGCCAACAGAAGCCAGATTCATATCGCCGCTTGTAGTTGTTGAAAAATCAAGGTCGCCGCTATCAACCGCTAAATAGGAATTTCCAACGCTGTCCAATTCCAATGTCGAAGACATATCAATGTCCAGATCCGCTATCTCCATTCTCACAGACAAACCAGTAGTGCTTACACCTGTTATTGAAATATTGTCATCGTCCGATCCAAGCGAGGGTTGAAGCGAAAAAATTTCAGTATCAGCAATACGGAAAATCATGTCGCCATCATCCACTATCACAATGCGCTCGCCAGAATCGTTGTTGTACATATCGTCAAACGTAAGAGCGCCAATAGTCGCAACCAATTCATTTGTTGAACCAACAATAGATTGACTCGTTGTGTCCAATGCCGTTTCGCCACTTTCAGACAACGTGATTTTGTTTGAAACTGTCAGCCATTGATCGTAAAAATACACTTCTTGTCCGAGCATAGTTACATCGCCAGCATCAGCGGAAACCCAAAGATCTCCGCCAGTCACTACTCTTATTTCTAAATCAGCATCACGAACACGAAACCACGAATCACTTGTGCCCCAAGCATCAAGATGTATTGCGTTACTTCCATCCAGGTATATTCCTGGCGCATCAAGATAAAACGAACTTGACGCATCTATGTCTATCCCATAAAATTCGGCATCCAAATTCAACAAGTCTGTGTTTTGACGCGAAAGTTCTAAATAATCAGCACCGTTTTGAACACGCCAAGTAGCCAAGCCTGGCCCTTCTCCTTCTGGGTCGTCGCAGTTAACCAGATCAAAAATTACATCATTCCAACCATCCCAGGCGAAACCTATCCCGCCGCCACTTGCCTCAAAAGTAATATCACCGCTATTAGTGCCCAAACCTATATCCCCGGCATTAGAATCTATAGTAATATAATCATCGGCCAAAAGCTCCATGTAGTCGCCAGATTCAATAATTGTTGAGCTATTTACCGAAGCCAAGCTCAAATCTTCAGTGGCTTGTAAGGTAAGATCCCATATGGAAAGCACGTCGATGTCGCCGCCAGTGAGCGTTTGAATAGTTAAACCCGCATCATTGCCGGTCCAGATACTCGTTGCCGACCAATCAAGCGACAACGTTTCCGCAGATCCAATCTCTATATCTCCAGAAATATCTGTCTCTATTTCCAAGCTCGCGCCATTGCCGCTCCAAACGCTATCCGCGTCCCATGTAAAATTTAACTCTTGAGCAGCAACAAGTTCTATGTTTCCTGACGTATCTGTTTGAATTATTAAAGAAGCATCCAACCCTGTCCAAGTGCTCGCATCACCCCATTCTATTGTGACATCTTGTTCGGAATACAGCTCCATGTAATCATCGCAACCCATTTCTATTGCGGTTGCTGCACTAACAGAAACATCGCCTGCGACATCAACTCCCCACGAGCCAGAACCTTGCAGATCGTAGTCGTGTATCATTGCGCTGATATTTAGAAAATCAGTTCCACCTTGATAAAAGCGAAAATAATCTGTGTTGTTTTCAATAAAAAATCCATCGACATCTGCGCCAAGAACATTTTCCAAATCAACAACAAAAGAAGCTGTGTCGGCTACTTCAAAAACAAGATCGCCTTGGCCTTCTGCGCCGTCGATTTCTACAAGAGCCGGTAGCGCGCCAAAATTATCGTACGCAGCATCCATAGTGGCGTTACCAGCAATAGAATCCCAAGCGTCTTGAACGTCCTGATCAATCGCCTCAAACATGTCCCAAAAATCATCGTAATAAGGATTCATCCATTCGTCTGGAAATGGATAGTTTCTATTCGTTGTTGGTACGCTCATTGAGCCACTCCTTTTTCAACCAATCGTCAGCGTGTAAAGTGTTCCCGGCACTTGGTCTGACGTTGCCAATTTAACCACGTCATCCGACATGGAAAGAACACTTAAAACAGACAAGCCATTGTTGAACGAATAATTCGCCGCGTTTCTTATCGCTTCGTTGTCCGTCATCGTTTCGGTAAAAGTCACATCCACTCTGTTTATTCCAACCGCTTCAACCGACAGTATTTGCGGCAGTTCTCCAAGCCCTAAAAACGAACCTTTGTTCGTATCCACAGAAAACGGCATACCGTCCGGACTTTCCGGCCCGTTGCTTGTTTCTATTTCTATGTCGTACGATTCACCGTCTGTCATTTCGGAATCCAATACAATATCAACGTAGCTAGGAAAAGAAACACCCTCTGTTCTGATCTCGCTGTAAAGAACTACCGCAGCGGTTAACGAAGACGGAGTTAACAAATAATTATCAACATCAACCAATCTGGAATCTTTCAGCATCGGCCTATCGAAAGTCACCCTTACTTTTGTTAGCGAATAAGCTTCAATGCTCACGATTTGTATTGGGTTTACAAATTTTCCGAGCGGAGTTGCAACGACAGAACACAAGCCCTGATTGTTCAATACCATTGTGGCTTTGAAGTTGGCACTCGCCGAACATAAAGCCAATCCTTTTGCTTCGTGAACAGTCATTTTTTAATCCAATACAATTCTCAAATCACCTGCTAAAAATTTGAAGTCATCGCCGTTCAAAACGGTTCTTGGAACGGGCGAGCCTGCGCCATCGTCAAGAATTCCACTCAAATAAATTTGAGACAAGCTGACATCGCAAATAAACCATTCCACGACCTCTCCCCAATCACCACTTGCTTGCGGAAAATCGAAGTCAATTGCGTTTGTTTTTTGGCCCGCAACAGACACGGTGAAACTTGCGTTTGTGTTCGCCACTGAAACCCTTGCATAGCTTCCGCCTACTGGCTCAGTGTACCCGGTTCCGTCGTCGTCTATTGAAGTGGTGCTCAATCCAATATGCACTGTGCTTGGCAACAGCACTTGAGACGAACCGAGTAAAGCGTTTAAAACTTCGTTTTCTGTCCAATCTGAAAAACTCATTTTGCTTCCTTTTTATGATGGCAAAACAATGGTTATCGCCATAGTTCCTATCACCGGCAGCTCTCTTGTCTGTAAATTCGTCGCGCTCGCCGGAACCGATATTTGAACGTCTGTTATCGACTCATCTGTTTCAAAAATTATGTTGTTTATTTTCGCAACAGGAACCTCTCCACCCATACTCCACAACCAAGAAATTCCGTCAGGTTTTTTCGCTTCGGGTTGAATGTATTTCGCCAATTGAGTTTCAACAGCTTCAATAGTTGTATTGCCGTAAACAGTAGCGGTGACATCAATCACTTTTTGCGCGTAATTAACAGAGGTCACTTCTTGGTTAGCTATCAAATGCTTGACTACTGGCGGCGAAGCGTATTTGTCGCCGTTGAAATATTGATCCAATACAGTTAGCTGAGAAATAACAGCCAATCCACCACCAGCGGCCACCACAACAAGCTCCATCGTTTTCGGGCCAAACCCTTCTTCAAAAACAGCCGCTCTAACAAACGGCCTTGAACCGTTTTCATCCACATAGGCAATCGTCAAATCAACAACGTCATCCGGACCAACTGCAACGGTTTTTATTCTCACCGTCGCAGGCGCTTCCAATTTAGTTTGTTCGAGACTTTCTTCCGATGCTCCTTGCGCCTCTCTCCAGCCCGCCGCTTGGCGCGGATTCCAGACCTTGTTAACAAACGTCAAACCGGTCTTATCAACAACGATTGTTTCCGCGCCGACATTGCCGTCAAAATTCGCGCCGTACCTATAAGATTTTGCAATATTACCAGCTCCGGCCGGTGGCACTTTTCCTTTGTCTCCGGAACCAAAAACAATCGTTCCTTTATCGTTGTCGGTCAGTTTCACGACGTAATGTTTTGCAGTCGGTTCGCTACTCAAAAAGTTAGATACTCTCGACCAATCTTCGCCACCAACCGCAATCTCTTCGCTCCCCCATACAAAATTCTCTTGCGCCAATTCGTGAACCTGATCTGCGACTCCGGTTGAAGAGCTAACCGGGTCGGTTATTACCTTTCCTTGCGTCACGGTTCTAAGAGCATACTGCTTTCCTGTATCCAATCTGACATACTCTATCGCCGGGCCGCTCCCTGTCCCTTCTATCACTCTAAGCCTGAGCCAATAAGCTGTTTTCGTATCTATCTCTGTCGCGATCCAATTTTGAGTTAGTGTTTGCGGTAGTGTAAGGGCAATTTCTCCGTCCACTGTTAAACCAATAGTCTCGTCGGAATCTACAGTGACTTCTGACCAATCAGAACCAACAGTGTAATCGGCAGCGTCAACAGACGGCGAAACCTGACCCAAAAAAGAAGTCGTTACGATATTTTTAGAACCGTTCCAAGTGCTCTCTACGGTTTCGGAAGTTATGCTCGCGTTCAACAGAACTTTTATTTGCGTTCCTTGCCGGTTTTCAGAGCCTAAAATACTAGACAAATCAAATTCCAATGTGGACGACACGGTTGCAACAGAAGTCGGCGCGCCTTTGCTCCAATCGCCATCGTAAAATTCCAAAACTCTTTTGGTTCCAAATTGCGCGGCGGTATCGAAAACAAAATCCAATTTATCCCACATTATATTTTTGTGGCCAAAATAAATCGCATCCTTCATGGCCAATGTAACAACGGGTTGAAAGTCGTTTCCTAAAATTTGATTGTTTGCTTCTGTTGTGTAGTCCGTGAAAACAGAATCCTCTTCGCCGAGCACGTAGCTAAACTCGTCGGTTGGTTCTATGGTCAGCGCTTCCAGTGCTTCAAACGGAACCGCTTCAACATCGCCTTGTTTTTTCGTCGCAACTTGTGCGTTTTCCGACACCAATTCAAAAGACGACGCGAACACTTTTGAAAGTTCATAAACAACATCTGCTTGAGCTGGCGAAGCAGGTAGCATTTCATAATCTATCAACCGCAACATTGTCCTAACTACTTCAGGAACTTCAGAGGTCGGCAGAGTGCTGTTGTTTGCGACTAAATCCACTAGCGTATTGTTCAAGTGGCCGACAAGGGAAAACGCTCTCAGGAATTGTATAGACGGCTCGAATTCCGACTCATCGGTAAGCTCTGGAACATACCTTCTTTTGTACTCCAACAGCGCTTCCAATATTTCGCCGTAATAAAAAGCAGAAAAATCAAAATGAGGAATCGTTATATTGACTGACATTTTTTATTCTCCTGCCTTAAAATTTCTTGAATACGATTTCTCTTCTTCTGACTCCAAATCCACATAACGAAACTCCAATTTTAGCTCCTGTTCTTTTGGCTTGTCGGTCCATTGTACAGTATCAGGAAGCAGCTTGAAACGTTTCTGCAATTCAAATCTTTGAAACAACAAATCAACCCTTCCGCCAAGCAAACCTCTGAGAACCTCGTCATTCAACTCAAAAATCATATCTCGACCAATGCCTTCGTCCTGTTGATAGGCGTTTTGGTTATCCGTGTCTGACAATCCAAGGCTTATTATTTTGTGGTTGTTTTCGTCCCCTTCAACCATAGCCATTCCGCCACTTGCGTTTGCCTCCATTGGTACTTTTAATCCTTTTGGCATTTTTACCTCACAAAATCGGAAGTTTCGTTTCTGGTGGCGGCGGCGTCATCGTGGCCAATCCTCCAAGCTGCAACGGATATATTTTGCCAGCAATAGCCAATGCCGCCGGTCCTTTGTCCAGCTTTCCTTCTGTGTTGGAAAGAAACACGGCTTCTAGTTCTGTTGGAAGCGTATCTAATAACAGCGGCCCGGTAGCAGACAAAACAGGCGGCACAGTTACCCAAACCAAGGGAGCAGTAAGAATCACCGTGTCCCAAAATTTAACAATCCCTTTTTTCAATGCTTCGGCACCGTCTTCGGAAAGCCCTTCCATTTCGTCTTTCATCGCCAATAAAGCCGGTTCCAATAGCACAGCTTCCAAAGGCGAAAGCCCTGCCACTGACGACTCCATGAAAAACGCTTCCCACGCCGCCACGAAATTGTCTATCGCGTCTTCTTCTTCTGCCTCTAGCGGCATATCTTCAAGCTCGCTCGCCAATGTTGCTGCTAACATCACCATGTCAATTATCCAATGGGCAAGCCGGTAGTTGCGGCAAGCCGGGCAAAGCCGGAATCACTGGTACTCCGGGCAACGGTATAGGAAGCGCTAGGGCTGGCAGTGTCGGCGTTTTAGGCAAGCCCGTAGGTATTTGTGGCAACGACGGCAAAGACGGAATGACGGGCACTCCGGGCACTGGTATTGGAAGCGCCAATGTCGGCAAGGTCGGAACCTTTGGTAAACCCATTGGCATTTGTGGCAAGCTTGGCAAAGACGGCACCACAGGCAATCCGGGCACCGGTATTGGAAGCGCTAAAGCTGGCAACGTTGGGAAATTGCATTTCGTCATTTTAATTTACACACCGAACTTAAAAAATCTACGGGCAACGGTGGTATTGCAGGCGGCCCACTCGGCCCCATTCCAGTAGGATGAGTATGCGCTGCCAACCATGCGATCAAGTCCGCTCCTCTAACCGCGAAATCATCCGCGCCGTCGACCAAATTCACCGTTCCTGTCGCCGCCGTGAAATCCGTTCCCGTGGCCACTATTCCGGCTTGACTAATTATCTGAACCGCGCCGTCCTTCATTTCAATGATGTTGCTGAACTTGTCCATCATCTTGATTCCATCTTTATTTGAAGTGTAAATATTCCCATGCTGATCGATCACTTTCACTTCTTCATTTTCAGCATCCAGATGGATAAAGGAACCGCTCTGATTTGAAATCAACGCACCAGTTTTTTCAAAAGAAATAAATTGAAATTTTTCACCGTCTTTCCAAGTGATTTGGACTTTCTTTTTTCCTTCTGTGTCGTCAAAATAAATTATGTGACCTTCCGGAGTCGCAAAGCCTCTTCTTTTCGGATAAGTGTCGCCGACAAAATCTTCATGAATTTCTCTGACCTCCACGTTCTCTTCCGTGGCGTCTGTTGTGTAGCTTCTTTTCCCCCTGTAATGCGGGTTCAAATTATCAATAGACGACTGCCCAAAAAATTCGTCTTTTTCTTCATCGACATTCACTTCAATCTGAACCACTTCTCCAATGTCCGGAACAGAAAACCAACCCCAATCAAAACGCGGCGGAATCCACATCGGCAAGACCGTTTTTTCATCGCCTAACAAACCAACACACGTCACTTTTATAAAGCCTTTTTTCTCTTCGTCATTATTGGCGGCAACCACCGCGTCGTGGACTTCCAATTTCATTAAACCACTTTCCTTCCGCCGAAGGTCAATGTGTATCCGGATTCAATAAACACATGTTCTATTTTCGTGAAGTAATAATCGCCGTCATAAGCCGGGCTTGTTCCTTCCAATGCGTGCGTTTGTCTCGCTCGCATATTTTCGACGCCAACCAACTTGCCCTGAGCAAGCACGAAGTTATCGCGCATCCTTTTAAACCATTGCTTCGCCCAATGCGCCAATTCCACTTCTGTTTTGAAATCTTTTGTCGATACAACTTCAAAAGCAAAATCGTTCAAATATAATTTGACCGCGCTTCCGGACGGATAGCTTTTTTCAACCGGCCCGTCTTGATCTCCTGTCGCCTCTAATTCCGGCGATTTTTTAGCGTCTGTCTCTTCGATTTCTGCCGCCAAAACTTTTCCGGTAAACGGGTCCATTGTTTTTGCAACGATTTTTGTTTTCGCGCCTTTTATCAAAACCTCTGGCTTGAAAGACAACAATGTTCCGCCGTCTCCGAAATTATATTTGAACGTGTACTTTTTTTCTTGCTCGACCATTTTTTCCGGGTCTTTAAAGTGCAAAGTCCAAACGCCTTTTTCATCCGCATCAACCCAGAAAATATATCCAGTAATATTCGCCAAACCTTTTACAAATTCGTAATCCGAAACGCCCACTTTTTGCAACAGATCTTTTGGCCCTCCAACAGTGTACGGGTCTGCGTCAAGCTCGAAGCCGTATGCTCCGCAAACAATGTCCAAAACACCGCTGTATTCTGTTACCGCATACGTCCTAGCGGTTGAGCCTTCAGGCTCGTTGTCCATCATCTTAGAATCTTTTGTGTATCCAATGACTTCCAATGTAGGCACGCCGTTCTCTGGGAAGTTCGGTGTTTGCCGGACAATTATCGTCCTTCCAATGTACCCAAGATTGCTTTTGCCGTACCCGCCATAAAGAGAAACCTCGTTGCCGGGTTGAAACACTTTTGCGTTTGAAATTTCGCCGCCGGGATTTTTCATTTGAAGGCGCATCATGTCCGCCATTCCATCGTAGCTCTCGTATTTAGCCGTTCCAATCATTTCAGCAATACCCGATTTAAGCGGTTCGCCTTCGCCGGGACCAACGTTCAAAGAAAACTTCGGAGCTAATGTCGCATCTCCCGGTTTGTCCAATAAACTCATTATTCAACAGCCACATGTGAAACATAAGTTTTGTTGTTCCTGTCAAAGATATTTATCCTTGCAGTTCTCTGCGGCGTTTCCTTCCTTTTGTACGCTGTTTTTAAAACCAAACTTGTCGGCTCCAATCGCTTCGTTTGTATCGCTTCAACCGATGGCAATTTCACAACGTCACCCGGTTTGGTTATAGGCTTTTTCGGATGCCTTTTTCTTATGACATCTCCGAAGTTAGGGTTCCCGTATTCGTTCCAACAAACGAACTCGTAATAATCTTGAAACCTTGTCCTGTGGTATCTGGTTTCGTAGCTACCAGAATCCTCCATGCTAAATTCTTTGTACTTCAATAAGTTTATTGTCACGGTGGCGTCTTTGACGGCACCAAGCATGGTCGGTTTTTTCCAAACGATTGGAGACAAGCCAGTGATCACGCATGAACCAACGGACACATAGCCATCGCCGACTCTAAAAGACAAAATGTGCGGCCGTTGCAATTTGCTATCTCTCACGCTCCATTTTTTTAATTGCGTTATGCTTTCGTTGACTCCGCTGAAAACCATATCACGAGCAAAAAATCTGGCCTGAAAACTTAGCGTGTCAGCGTTCCCGCTCAAAAACTGAATGACCGGATTCTCCCTGTTCAACGCCTTGAATTGTGCATATTCAGACGAAACATTTTCGTTCACTTCGACGGGGAATTGACCCATCACCATTTGGGTCGGTTGATCTAAGCTAACCAATAGCCAATTGTCTAGCGGCGAAAGCTGTGCAAATAATCCCATTTCGTCACACTCCTGTTGAACCGTTTTCCAATATCTGTCTGTACTGCCAAGGCGTTACTTTCCCGCCACTTCGCTCCTTCACTCTCGCCTGACTTTTTCCAGTTGCTTTCGCAACCGCTTCTCCATCTATAGATACAGCGGTGTTGACGTTTGCCTCGACACACGGCCCGTCTTCTTGGCCTTCTTTTACGCCGTCTTTAACCGCGTTTTTCAAATCGTCTTTCGACATTCCTTCTTTTGCTTTTTTCGCCACATCGCTAGTCGCTTTTTTCGCGGCGGTTGTTCCAGCCGCCCCCGGCGCTGTCGGTTTTTTTGGAGCCACTTTCACCCCTGCTTCGGTTGGCTCTGGAAAGTGAATTGCAGTTGAACCTTTTTCCACAAAAGTCGCGAGGTCTTTAGCTGCTTGGCCGAACCCCAAAAATTCAGCCAATTCACCGACGCCTTTCAAAATCCACCTGAGCGGAGACAACACAAAGTCAAGAAGACCAAGCCCCATTCGCTTGAACCCTTCCAATATATTTCCGCTGAACAGCGCAGCGAATCCCGTCGCGATATTTTTAACAGCTTGAAGCACTATTCTTATCGGGAACATCAAGATTTTAAAACCTCTCACGAGCCCCTCGATAACGAACATTGCTATTTTCAAAATTGACGAAAACACAGCCATGAAAATCTGGCCCACCATTTTCCAATTAACTGAAATTCCGCCAGCAACCGAGCTGAAGCTTTCAAACAATTCGGAAAACAATGTTTTGATGCTTGTGATAACAAAATTCCAAGACCTGCCTAAATCTTCTATGACAGGAACCCAAAAACTTCTTATGCCTTCAATGAATGGCAAAACTGCATTTTGATAAACGTCCACCACCCACGCTTTGATCCCGCCGAAAACACGGGTCGCTGTTTCCAATAAAGTTTCGTTTTCTTTTCTCAAAAACGAATAAGCCAATCCAATAGCTCCGAGCACAAGAACGACCGGCCAAAAAGCAGCAGCCAAAACGGTCCCGGCACCAGCGAAAAGAGAAACAATCCCACCAATAAGAAACTTGAGCATAATAAAGCTCATCAGCAACGGAGCAACCGCACCAGCAACCACTCCGGCTATCACTGCAATCTTGACGAACTTGGTTAAACCGTCTTCGCCAACGGACTCTTTGAACATTTGGGAAAACTCTCTTACCTTGTCAATCACGCTGGTAAAAGCTTCCTTCAACCAAGTGACAGCTTGGCCCAAACCGGTCGCAATCGCCACGGCGGTTTTACCGTATTTTTTTTCGGCCGCTTCAATGTCTTGCGATGTCATCGCTTTTGACAAATCCGTGTACGCTTCCAGAACAGTATTCAAACCGGTTTTCAACGTTTCAATAACCCCTTGAAACGGTTCCATAAGCGGCCCGAACATTTTGATAGCCAATCCCTCGAACGACGACTTCAACAAAGTAAGTTGGCCCTTCACGTTGTCCAATCGCCGCTCGGCCATTTGCTGAGCGGCTCCTATTTTTTTACCGTTTTTGTCTGTCACGTCGCTCGACGCTTCCAATGTTTTTATGTACTCTTCAAGCGAATCTTTTCCGGCCGTAGCAAAAGCGTTGTATCCACGCTCGCCTCTGATACCGAAAACTTCAGCCGCCGCCGCTGCTCTTTCCGCGTCGTCCGGTATTTTCGACAGCATCAAATTCACGTCGCCAAGAATAGCCGGAACTTTTCTCATCTTGCCCGCGCCGTCCGTCAACTTGATACCAAATTCTTCAAACATCTTTGCTGATTTTGAGGTTGGCCTTGTCAATTTAACAAGCATGTTTTGCAATGCCGTGCCGCCCATCGTGCCTTTCAATCCAGCGTCCGCAAATTTCGCCAAAACTCCAGTGATTTCGTCAAACGACATACCCATAGAATGGGCTTTCATGCCGCCCATTTTCATCGCCTCTCCTAAAGCAACAATATCTGTATTCGCCGAAGCCGAAGCCAATGCAAATGTATCGGCGACATGCGAAGCCCTCTCCCATCCAAGCTCGTTTATTTTCACCGACTGAGCGACTACATCGGCAGCGGTCGCCATCTCTATTTGATCGGCCGCCGCTGCGTTCATAACGCCACTGAGCCCGGCTATAATTTGTTTTGGTTTGGCACCCGCTCTGGCCATCAACTCCATGCCTTCTGCGGACTGAGTTGCACTGAACGCACTCAGGATGCCCATTCTCTCGGCTTCTGTGCCAAGCATCGCCATCTCTTGAGCGTTAGCTCTTGAGACAGCGCCGACCGCGCTCATCTGGTGCTGAAAAGACGCCGCCGAATTGGTAGCGAAACCCAATCCGACACCCATTGGCAAAGCAGCAAAAGCGAGGCTCTGTATCCCCGCCCCCATTCTTTTAAAACCGCCCGCCATTGCCATAGCAGAGGCTTTAACTTTCGCCGCCATTGCTGTGATTGCCCGGCCGAATCTCTGAACTTTTGTCGGAGCTACGCTGACCTTCTGATTGAACTTGGTCGTTGCGGTTTCCGCACGCCCCATGCCAGCGGTATATTGCTTCTCATCGACAGTTAAAACCGCACCAATACCTAAGCGTTCAAAAGCCATTTGTTATGCGTTCTCCATTTCTTTTTTCTCTTTTTCTTTTTGCTTTTCCAATCGCTTCAAAAACCACAAGCGATCTTGCGAATTCATAGAAACAACCTCGTTGTAATTCATACCCGCAACGCAATAAGTAAGAGCAAAAATCTGTTCCCGTAAGTCGTCTAAATCAGTTAACGGGAAGAAACGCCGAAAAAATGTTGATACCTCCAATCTATCAACTGTTTAATTTCGTTTCTGCACCTTATGTTCGGGCACTTAGTTTCGACAAACATATCCGGGCCAACGACCTTTTCGTCTATCTCCGCCGAAATTGTTTCCATGTCCTTTTTTGTCAGCTCGTCGAGGTCGCTTTCTATAACGACAATTTGCTGGTCAAATGAATCAACCGCATGAATAGAACCACGAATCATATCTAGCTTTGCGCCGACGTTTAAAACTGAATTGTCATCCGTCATCATTTCAAGCGTGTTCCACCGAGGCGGTCCAAGCGTGAACGAACCAACGGTTTTGCCTCTCATTTCAATTGGAGTGTTCAGCTTGTATTCCCACTGAGCATTTGAAACGCTTTCGGTGGTCAAAACATTGATCGAATCAAGATGTCCATCGAAATTGAAATTTCTTCCGCATCCGGGACATTTAGGAGCCAATGAAATGACGTTTCCAATGGCCTCTTTTCTCAAAGTAATATAGATGAAAAAAACATCTCCCATCCACATTTGACCAATCACTATCAATTTCTCTTCCCACTTCATTTGAGAAAAATCATGCGGCCCAATCGAAGAGCACAACGTCGCCACGACCATGCTAACATATTGAGCCAGCGTAGCGTCCGGATTTTGCTCTATCAATTCGGCAAGTTCTTTCTCTTCCTTGAAACGCCAAGGGCGAAGCGCAAAGCTCCTCACAAGCCCTCCGCCACCGTCAGGTATTCCAAGCGGCAAATTGAAACCCAATTCACCAAGCGTTGTGGTCTTCACGAGACTTTCTTCGACACTATTTTTTTTTGAATCGTTCACGGTTCACCTCCATTTTGCAATGAGCTAATGTTAAGCCCAACCGTGTTGGTTTTGATTTAGATAGGAAGCAGATCGTCAATGGAAAATACCCATTCGACGTTCGCTTGCTCTCCTTCGTTTTTCATCTCGCCCTCTGGCAAAGATCGTTTCTTTGGAAACACTCCAATAACAGTATACGAGCGAACAACTTCGCCGCTTGCAGAAGTGTAAAGCAATGTGCCTGCTTTTTTGTAACTCGGCGAAACCGGTCCCTGTGCTTCTGTGAACCACACTTCCAATGCAGCCTGCTCAACCAAGTGGTGCATAGGAACGCCAAGGGTAACTTCCGTCGCTTTACGATTCCCGCCAGAAGCCACCGTCCTATCAGGCAGCTCTGTTGTTTCCAACTCGTCTTCAATGCCGCTCATCGTTACAGCGGTAATTTTCGGCAAAGTCAGAATCAACAACTCATAATTGTTGGTCGGGATGTGATCTGGTTGGATAACACCTTTCATTTTTTACCTCCAAGCAAAGTGCCAAATTTTTTTGGCCTTGACTTTATTTGTTATGCAGCCCAAGCGGCGCTTGCAGTAGCGCATCCAACTACAGCACAGCTATTCGCAAGTGCTGCACCACCGTCCGGAGACGACGCGCTGAAATAGTTTGTTTCGTCCGCCGAATTCGCAAGCGCACCTTCATAAAGACCGGCCGCATTGGTTGTGACTGACGCAGCAGGCCCACCGCTGCCAGCGTTCAATGTTCCGACAGTTGCGGAACCAAACTGACAGGTCGTTGCCGGGTCTATTTGACCGGCTCCTTCTGTGTCGGAAATATCAAGCCGCAAAGTCACAGCTCTGGTGACTGGGTTTCCGTCCAAGTCGTTTACTTGAGCGCTGATTGTGCCAGCAGTTGCACCACCCGCGCCGCCAACCGCTGTAAGCACTACGTTGACCAATTTCAGAGTCCCATCGGCCAATCTTGCAATCACGGAATTAATGCGAGCCATCGCCGCACCGTGCTCCGGTCCAATCCCTATTCCTGACAGTTCATCAGAAGTTAGTTGTGCAATATCAGTCATTTTCTTACCTTTCTTTTTTTAACGGCTTCAACCGTGTTTTTTCAAACGTTTAGAACCTATCCTACAGATTCAAAAATTCCTTGTTTTCCAATCTTCATTATGAACCGCTCCACGGTATCAGCAAGCCGTGGTTTTATTTCAGCCCACATGTCACCGGCCGCCATCGTTGCATCGGTGTTGTTCTCGGAATCGATTTTGATTATCACCGCATCTTGAAGCGTGGTTCCTCTAATGGCTCGTTTCTCGGCCCATTCCGGTAAAAAGAAACCCAACAGCGCCGTGATTGCTTTCGGCCTTTCAATCGCGTCGTTAATTGCATAAACGATCCAATCGAAATTTTCTTGAAGCACATGCTCGTAATAGCTCATTTGCTCTCGCTGGTGCTTCCACTTCCAATTCGGATCAAGGTGCAACATGCGATCTCCCCAAAGAACAAAATTGCCCTTGATTTTCTTTATCACACCGATTCCAACCGGGTTCAATTGCTCTTCGTCGAAAACAGTTTCGCCGGACGGCAGTTTCAAAATCGCCGGAAGCTTTACGTCGATTCCTGCCTCTGCTTTGTGGTATCCGCCATAAGCCTTTGCCACCGCTGCTTCTGCACCGTGAATCATTCCTGTACTCGAAACCAATTTCAATCGGCCCTCGCCGGTATCGTTTGGGTCTGTCACGTACGAATAACTCGGAAAAGAAATCACGGCAAAATCAGAACGTCCAAGCGTATCGTTCACAAGTTCAATCGCCGCCGATTCTGTTAGCACGTTGGCTGGTGCTTCGTACCTGTATTGGTGGTTTTTTGCATCTGCATAAGCGACACCGGCTTTTTGAACGGAGGTCGAAGTGACTCCGGGGGTTGCGCACTTCAACAAGCCCATGTTTCGATTGATAACGCGATTGAAAACACTCGTTCCAGTGTCCCACGCCTGCTGGTTGTAATCGGCGTCCACCAGATCCGCGATCCCATCTCTGCCGCCTTCGAGTTCCAATGGCGCTTCAACCAGAAAATAATCGTCCGTCGCGCCGTCCACAGTCATGTCGGAGCCGTCAGCCGCCGTGATCGTTTTGTGGTCGTTGTCAACGATTCTGAAAAACGTTCTTTTAGCGTTTGGCTTATCCGGATAAACCCGTCCACCAATAAGCGAATCGGCTACAAGCGGCTTGTAGTTTATGACCAATGTATCAAGAGCCACAAGCGGAGTAACCCCGGCGGTCACTGTGAAAGGAGGAACCCACTTGTTCACATTAGTTGTTCCACCAGTGTTTGCCGGAGGGTTGAACTCGCTTCCCAACGTCATCAAACCAAGCGCGCCGAATTTGTCACTCACTACGTTGCCGGTAGTTGGATCAACCATAGTGATTGTTAGTTTCTGCGCAATTTGCAGATCGTCTGTGGTCCCCAATGCAAAAGTCGGATTTCCTGCGCCAACTGGCGAGTTGATCGTGAAGTCGTTAATCACAGCGGTAAGCACTGTAGCTGTGACCGTGGCGATCTTACCGTAATGGTTCGCCGGTCTAACCGCCGCCGTGTGTCCACCGGTCCAAAGATCCGCCACCGTGACAACGAAATTTGAAGTGTCGTTGTTTATGATGTTGATCCAATACCGTGCGTCTGTTGGATTGGTTGACAGGTTTGGATATTTTTTCCAAAACGCTCCGTCAATGAAAAACGAAAGAGAAAATTCTGTGTCCGGTTTTTCCTCTCCGTCTCCAATCAGATACGACAAAGACTTCGTTTCGTTTTCAAGCGACATGTAAAAATATTCATGCGTAGCAGACGCAGCCGTCCAATCCGCCAAGTATGTGGAGTCAGCTTCAAGAGTAATGATCCCGGCATCGGTGTTACCAACCACCGTGTAAGTCTTATTCGTGATCTCTGGATGCGTGATCGTGGCACCTTTCCATTGATCTGTTTTCCAAGTGGCGACGCCGGTTGTGATCGTGGTGTCCGTTTTGCCAGTCGCGGCGTTAATAGTTTTGTCTTTTTTGCCGCTCCACCGACCGCCGTTGTGAGCAGATATAGTGCCCATAGGAGTAAGAAGATCGCCATATCGACCGTAAACGGTTTTTGAGCCCGGAGCTTGGTTGCCATCCAAAATACGACGAAGCAAAAGTCCTCCAGCACCGTTCGCCAATTTGTAATAATCCAAACAACAATCCGGCAAAAGAGAATCGTCGATTATGCCACCGCATTTTGCTGCGTAAGCTTTCGAGTTTTGAGCCTCTATCATTTCGCCTTCTGGCCCTCTTTCCAGAACACCAGCGTAGCAGGCCCAACCAAGCGCGCCGGGCTCAATTGATTTTCCGCCGTCTTCTTCAATTACGCCAACGCCTGCGCCTCTTACCGGGCCGTATCTTCTTTGAACCATTTTATCCTCCTATGTTTGCTTGCTCAGTTGCAATCCTAAATTTTGAACAAGATACACATCTTGTTCCGGCTTCGTATAGAATAACGCCGAAAGTATTCTACAGCCAAACATTCCTCCAAAAATTTCTTTTTGGTTTATAGTTGTGCTTCCATTGAAATCAGAAACCTGTAAAAAGCCGTACTTTTCATCAAGCCCGACCGAAATAATTTGCGGATTGTTATCGAAAAAATCTCTCACTTGATCTGCGAACTTTTGCAAATCGGCTTGCTTGTTCGTTAGCAATCTCAATGTGATGTTTAAATCACGCTGTCTCGGAGAGCCAATCTTGACCGCAGTTCCAGCCGCTTTGTTCTTTACGGAATCAGAAGTGGCCGATGTCATCTCGTTTGTTCCGTCCACGTCGGCCAATAGGAGCATAGGCACTTTTTCAACTTCGTCGTATTCCTGACCAGTGGATAAAGCCACCTCTGGCTCCCACAAAAATCTAATCCACAAAACCTTGTCTACAGCAACGGCCGAAGACAAAGTGATAACACGAGTTGAAGGAACAAAGGAAGAAAGCAAATCGACTAAATGTTTCGGGTCATCCGTATGATTGAAAACGCTATCGACACCAACCAAATTGTAAGGCGTTTTCAATGGGAAATCAGCAGACACATCTGGATCGGTCATATCAACCGTGTCGGTTTCCACCAATAGCTTCGCCGGGTATTCACTTATTGGTCTTATCTGCTCTCTGAGCAAGGGAATTAAAGACCTGACAACCAAATCTTCTTGAAACTCAATATCCGAAGCGAAAAGAATTTTAACCTCTAAAAGTTCCGGCGTTTTTGTTTCGTCGGTCGTCTCCAATCTTGTCACGACTTGGATACTTTTTTCCGCTACCGGAAACGTACCTATGTTCATCGAAATCTCTGCTTCTGTATTCCAATCAACAACGTTTATTTCCCACGTCGCTCCGTTCCACCAATACTCGTTCGCCCCGTCCCCCAATCGAAAAGATAAACTTGTGATTTCCGCGCCAAGAAAATCTTCCTGGTGTATCGCTACCGCCTCGAAACCAACCCACTGTTTCACCGAGCTAGGATTTGACACCCACGTTTTAACAATTCCAGACGCCGGATAAACTCCGCTTTGCAATTTCAATTGCACTCTGTTTTCGGTCGGGTTCAAGCGAACGTCGTTGTCCAATGTGATTCTCTGCCTGTTGGTTTCGATAAACACAAACTTTTTTATCAGCCTTTTGACTCTCATGATTTGCCACCTTTTTTGCTGCCTTCTTTAATAGCGGCGGCCAAAGCTAACTCCCAATTTTTTTTAACACCAGCAACAAAAGTACGCGAACCAAAAACCCTGCTGATAAAAGGTCTTTTCGGAACAGTGATCGCTTTCGTTCCGGGCTTCAACGGCTTCCAATCTCCGGGCATCATTTTCCACAAAGCTTTTGCGCGCCCCGTCAACTTGCTAGGTTCCAAAGAACCAATGCTCGCAAGCCACAAGTAAAAAAACAAAGCCCTCATTCTTTCGGTGACACCAATCTGACCGCCTTCATGCAAAAAATATGCAATGTTGTAAAACCTGCTGACTTTCAGAACACCAACAAAAATCGTAGACCTGTTGAGCTGCTTCCAAGTCACCGCTTGAAACAATTGACCTCCGGCACCCCCTTGAGTCCTTCCAATAAGAGGCTTGTCATCTTTTTTTATCGCCACAGTCAAAGGTTTGTTTTTCTCAAAACCGCCCGCGTTTATTCCCCTGCGTATTTCAGAAACTGCAATCGTTCCGTTTAGCTGATTCGCTCTCTCGATATGCTTTTTTACAAGCGGAGTCATCTTCGCCGGACTTGTTGCAAATTGAAGCGCCTTCATGCCTTTTATTTTGAACGTCGCGGCCATTAAAGATCCAATCTTTGCCGGGCTGGTTCTCTATCAGCGAAATACGCCCTAACCAATGTCGGACCTCCTACATCTGAGTAATGGCCCATAGGTTGCAGCTTTATCACGTACACATCCACTTCAAGCGTGCCTAATTTTATAAGCCTGTCGTTCACGGCCAATACAATGCTTTGATCGCTCAAATCAACATACCTAAACAGAACGTATCCGGTCGCCTGCATCTCCACGCCACCCAAGCGAACCGACAGCGCCTCTTTCATCGACCAGAGGACTTGCCCTTGGACCGTTTTTGTTTCCCCGTGAGCGGCCTGCTGGACGGGCTCTCTGTAGTCGTCGTCTTGGTACGTCTCCGACGTGTCCAATTGCTGAACCTGTATCGGTACTGGATGTAAAAGATTAGGTACTGGCATTATCCTATACTCGGATGCGCCGGGGTTGCGATTCCAATCGGCGCTTTGTAAAGTTTTATGATGTCCAGAACTTCTTGATCCGCCGTTATCCCGCTAATACCAGATTTATTCGGCGTGGTCATTTGGCCGTACTTCTTTTTGTGTCCGTCCGTCCACTCTTCAATGACAGCCGACACAAGCGGCGGCGGCGACGGCATCCCAGACCCACCGGAGCCAGGAACTATAGGCGTGGTAAGCTTTTCGACGACCAGCTTCAACAAAGCTCTTTTGATGAGCTTCGGAACGCTTCCGTCCAACTCAGTGAAACCAAACACGCCCTTGATCTCTTGGTTTTGAACCCCTCTTCTAAACACCAACCTGCCGTCATATGTCATCGAAAAAATATCGCGCCTTCTGTCGTGCTGGTGCTCAATCAATTTGATTCGCGGATTCCTTCTGTCGTCCGGCAATTGTCTCGCAGAATACACCCTGTAGAAATCCGTGCTCAAATTCGTTTCGGCACCGTTCAACCTGACATATTCTATCGAAATGATCGGCACTCCAAAAGGCATGAAGTTTGAATCGTTGCCGTCCACGCTAAAAGTAGCCGACCTCGGATTGAACCACTGGCGACACGCCCTATCCAAAAAAGCCTGCCACACTTCAATCTGCGCCAAAATTTCAAGATCCGTTGGCCCTCCGCTTCCTTCGTCTGGAATACCAGCGTTTTTTACTTCCTGAACGGTTATGTAAGTGTCAACGCTTGAACCTCCGGACTGAACCAATACCTCAAAATCTTCTTGACCTGCTTGGTATGGCGCCCCGCTGCTTATTTTCCAACGCCACTCAATTCGATGCGTTCCAATCTGCGCCGTCAGCTCCGGCGTCCAACCGTTTCCGTCTCCGTTGTTGTAAGCGTAGTATGCACCGACCGCAAATTTACCAGGCGCATTGGTAACGTCCTCGTATTCCCCTGGCGTGACGGGGTAAATTTGTGTTCCTGGCACTCCACCGACAATATCGAAAATCCGAAAACCAACCTCGTACGCATCCGTCGAAACACCGTTAACCGTTATGAACCAATTGACAATCGATTCCGTGTTTTCCTGTCCTCTCGATAGCGCGGGCATTTCACACCACTCCGTTCCAAAAACTTTTTGAAATTTGAATCCAATCACCGAACTTCTTGAAGCACAATTCGTTCACGTCTTTTGCCTTGGTCACAGACAAGCTTTCTTTCGGCTCGAAAACAGTCATCCTCTGGACCTCTACCAAGTCGCCAAAAGCAAACACGCCTTTCTCATCACGCTTATAAGTGAAGGCGTGGTACGAAGCCGGACCTTCTTTTTTATAAGCTCTGAAAACCACGCTGTCTCCGAACGTTTCGGCCATCCAAGCGCTGCCGCTGTCTCGCGACAAATTCAGCTTCTTAAAAACATGTTCGCGGCCAGCATCACCAATCGCGTTGGTAAATTGGTCCAATGTCTCGCCCTTCAACATCGTGATACTTGCTTTGTGAACTGCTACAATCATTTTGGCCATTGTCTTCTCTCTTTCTATCGGCTTTCAGCCTTTATTTTTACGGTAAAGCTCCGGACGGATCGAACGGGCTTCCAACGACACCAATCACGCTGCTCGCCGATTCGCTGCCGTCCTGATAAAAAGCCTGAACTATGTCTCCGGCCAGCGGAGCTTCGTTTGTTTCAATCGTTTCGGAATCCACTTCAACCCACCCGTATTCGTCCTCATCAGATTCGTAAACCTGACCGTTCACTATCAGTCTAAAAGTTCCCGCAACAAAAACCGAATCAGTAGTGAAAATTTTATTCACGCCGTCAACGTCGCCGCTCACTTTTTTTATCACTGAACTGTACAGAGCCAAAGTTCTACCTTCCTCTATTTCTTGACGCTTTTTTTATTCCCTTAGAAACAGCGTCTTCTATCTTTTTAGGCGAAACACTTTCGAGCTTCTCTTTCATCGCCGTTGTCGATTGTTCCATTAATTTAAACGACACGGTTATTCCGTTCACATTTTTATCAATGTTCTCTGTGGCAGTTTCTACTTTCTGAACTCTCTCCGTTGTGTGCTCCCAATTGGTTTCGTTTCTTGCGTATGTGTAAACCGCAGCAAGGGCGGCCAATACAATGCCAGCCAATACGCTCACGACAGACCAAAATTTCACCTTGCTCGCCTTGTCCAATTTGGCGTGTATAGTATCGAATTCAACCGAGCCGCTGGCAAAAGTGTCCTTTATCAACTGAAAAGTTTCGTCTCTAATACAGCCGTGCGGTTCTTCTGCCATTTCGCGTACCTCCTTTAAATTTTTTTCTATATCAAAAAATCTTTTTTCGAGCGCCGCTTCTTCTTTTGCACGCAGCACTTCTTTCAATCGATACACTTCTTTTGGTGGCGATGAATCTGTTTTTGGTGGCATCCTTCATGCTTCCTATATCAAGCTTAACGACCAATTCGTTTTTCTAGTTTTTCAATCCTCTTCACCAACTCCTCGTTGGCCTGTATCAAAGTAGCTATCGCCTCGCGCATTTGAGGAACATTCTTTGCCGCCGCCGCTTGAGCTTTGACGGCTTTGATTTTGTCTTCGTTTTGTATTTTTACCGTTGCCATTATTCCACCTCGCTCAACGTGTCGCCGTTTGCTTCAACGGTCCACTCGCTAATATCTTGCGCCAAATTATCTTCCTCGTCTTCAAGCGAATAAAGCCCGTCTGTCTTTTCAAACGCTGCAATGTAAAAACCGTCCACACCATTATAGCACAGAGAAATCAAAACAGATTTTTCCAAACTAGAATCGGCTTCAACGGTTGTTTCGTCGTCCACGTCCAATTCGTCAATTGTCGTTGTGATAACAAGGCCGCTGGCTGTGCTTGAAACGGTTAGGCGCTTTTCCAAATAATCCGATGGAAGTTCCTCATTATTTATCAATTTTGCAACGAAATATTTTTGATAATCTTCATCGTCATACGCCGCTATTATTTCATCCAAAATTGTTTCGTCCCCGGCGCTCAATTCATCTGCTGTTTTGACAATAATGTGAACGCCTTCCTTGCACTTTACGCTTTTTACTTCTGTTAGAATCTTGCTGGCTTTTATTTGCGCCCGAACCATTGCAGGATGCATTTCTTGGTTGCCATAGTCTGCTGGTTTATATTCGTAAAGCCCGGTCATTACTCCACCACCTTTATCAAAACGACATTTTTATTTTTAAGGTACACTTCATCTGACGCATTTTCCGACATAAGATCGAAATCAAAATTGACCGTCCTGGCAGATCCGTTATTAAAAAAATAAACCCCGCTCAAAGCGAACCATTCATCATTAGCAACAGACTCGATTTCGTGCGCCAACCGCTGAAGTACATTTGAATCACTTTGAATTTGAAAACGCGCTGCGCCCCATGCAGTTGACGATTCCGCCGAGTACTCGCCGCTAAACCATAATATATATTTTGCTATCTCCAATGTAGGGGAAAACCTATACACATTTTCCCAAGTTGGTTCTTCACTTGTCGAAGTATCTAATGCCGCTTCCGAACCTTGAATAATTGTCGGAGGTCCACTGCCAGGCGCGGCCCACGTTCCGTCTGCTCTTAAAAAATTTGTAGTCCCGCCGCCAAGTTTCGCCAATAGACCATGCGCCGAAACTGTAGCGTTCAAATCAGTGTTGTCATCCGGGGCAGAAAGATCGTCTAGTTTAATTGCATCTCCACCGCCGCTTTGATGCGCCGAGGCGTGATCTTTAGGCGGTTGATCATCGGCCAATTCACCACTTAAACCAGCCACACTGATTTCGTCCCCGCCTCCATTTTCGTGGGTTGAAGCATGAGAACCGCCGCCACTTGGAGCTGCCCAACTACCATCTGCTCTCAGAAAATTAGTTGTGCCTCCACCGAGTTTAGGTAACAGACCATGTAAGCTGGTTGAAGCGTCCAGATCTGTGTTGTCATCCGGGGCCGCAAGGTCATCTAATTTGATTGAATCACCACCGCCACTTTGATGATCTGTTGCGTGGGTAGTAGGGTTTTGATCGTCAGCGAGTAAACCTGACAAACCAGCCACACTGATTTCGTCACCACCGCCATTTTCGTGCGTACTGGCGTGAGAACCGCCGCCACTGGGGGCCGCCCAACTTCCATCAGCTCTTAGAAAATTTGTGGTTCCGCCGCCTAACTTCGGCAACAGGCCATGTAGCGAAACTGTAGCATCCAAATCTGTATTGTCGTCTGGTGTGGCGAGGTCATCTAGCTTGATCGCATCCCCGCCGCCACTTTGATGATCTGAAGCATGAGAAACTGGATTCTGATCGTCTGCGAGTAAACCAGACAATCCAGCCACACTTATCTCGTCACCACCAGTATTTTCGTGACTTGAAGCGTGAGTTTTTGGCGGCTGGTTGTCTGCAAGTTCTCCGCTTAAACCCGCCACACTTATTTCATCAGCTCCACCATTTTGGTGAGCGGTAGCGTGCAAGCTTGAAACCCATTCGGTTGCGCCGGTTCCGTCCGGTGCCAACCAATAAGCCGTTCCCAGTTCTGACGTGGTTAGATTTACGATGTCCAATGTCCCGGCAACGCCTGTGCCGGTTCTTGAAATCAAAGCGCCTCTCAAATCAACATAATCACCGCCATCGGACGTTGAGCGAATCCTTGATTTAACGGCATTACCATAACCATTGGAAGTCTGATAAATTAACGTCCCTAAAAACTTCCATTCAGGTAATGGCAACCCCTCTGTGATAAGCGCATTGATTTCTGTTAAATCTTCAGCCGCCGCGCGTGCTTGGCTAGCCGTTGGATATGTGTTTTGACCTTGAAAAACTCCAAACTTTCTGTCCGGGTCGTTATAGGTAAAAACATGTGCTAAAACAAAATCATTATTAGAAACTTCTGTTTGTTGCCAACTTCCACCAGTTAATTCATTCCAAGCAGCGCGGCCTGTCCCGGTAGTGATAACGCCAAAGCTGGCCGTTTCATCCACACGCCATATTTTCGATGCATCAACGCCACTTCTGGAATACACTCCAATATTCGCCGTTGAACTTTTTGCACCGTGGGAAATATTTATATCTTCATCCCAAAATTCTGTAGCTTCAATCGAAAATTCTGCGTCTTCATCATCGCCCCCACTGTCGTTGGCTAAAATACCACCCAACCCACCACCTTCAGAAATTGAACCACCAACAACAAAGTGCAAACGCATATGCGTTTTCCAATCCATGATTGGAGTATGGCGTTCGTCACCAAAATAAATTTGTACGTTATTTGTTGCGTCCCAATAAATGACCGCAACAAAGGCGTAAATCTTGACTAAATCAACGCTAAAAGTTGTTGTCTTTTTTAACGTGGCCCCATCAAAATAAATGTAATGCAATCCTTCAGTGTCATCAATGACAACATTATCCGTTCCGGTCTTTGTGTACTTAACCCCATCAATATAATATTCGTAACTAGTCACCGCCGGTTGAATTGAAAAAGTCATGCTTCCATTCACAAAACTGCGCACGGAATCTGTATAATTTAAAAACCCCGTTTTGTTCACGTCGGCTTGATACGTTTCCAACCTTTCCAACAAAGTTATTTGAGCGGCAGTTACCAAACCCTTTTGCGAATTTGTGCCGTCTTGAACATCGTCCGTTCCATCCGTATGGTTTGCTGCATGGTCTTTAGGGGGCTGATCGTCCGCAAGCTCTCCGCTTAAACCTGCCACATTAATTTCGTCAGCCCCACCGTCTTCATGGTCGCTCGAATGGGCGGTAGGATTTTGATCGTCAGCAAGCAAACCACTTAAACCAGCCACACTTATTTCGTCTCCGCCGCCGTTCTCGTGGGTTGAAGCATGAGAACCTCCGCCACCCGGCGCGGCCCACGTTCCGTCTGCTCTTAAAAAATTTGTCGTGCCTCCACCAAGCTTCGGAAGCAAACCGTGTAACCCAGTGGTAGCGTCGAGATCCGTGTTGTCGTCTGGTGTTGCGAGGTCGTCCAATTTAATTGAATCGCCACCACCGCTTTGGTGATCCGATGCGTGACTTGTTGGATTTTGATCGTCCGCCAATAATCCGCTTAAACCAGCCACGCTTATTTCGTCTCCGCCGCCGTTTTGATGCGCAGCGGCGTGCAATTGCGCGTGGTGGTCGTCGACTCCGAGAGATGTTATTTGAGAGTGCGTTCCAATGCTCCCGCTATGTGCCGCCGCCCCATGCGATTTCGGCGGCTGGTCGTCCGCCAATTCTCCACTCAATCCCGCTACACTTATCTCGTCGGCTCCACCGTTTTCGTGCTCCGATGCATGAGCCGTTGGATTTTGATCGTCTGCTAACAATCCACTTAAACCTGCTACACTTATTTCGTCACCACCGCCGTTTTCGTGAGCTGTGGCGTGTGTCGCTGGCGCTGGTGCTCCCATTGCCAAACTTCCGTCGCCTTGCGAAACCGGGACGGTTCCAGACCCTCCACTGGTGGCTAAATTTTCGACCGTGATTTCGTCACCACCGCCGTCAGAGTGAGCCGACGCATGCGCCTTTGGTGGCTGGTCGTCTGCCAGCTCTCCGCTTAAACCAGCCACGCTTATTTCGTCTCCGCCGCCGTTCTCGTGATCCGATGCATGGCTTGCTGGATTTTGATCGTCCGCCAATAGTCCGCTTAAACCTGCTACACTTATCTCATCCGCTCCACCGTTTTGGTGAGTCGTGGCGTGGGTTTTAGCGTGGTGATCATCTTCGCCGACACTTGTTATTTGAGAGTGCGTTCCAATGCTCCCGCTGTGCGCTGCTGCTCCATGTGATTTCGGCGGTTGATCGTCTGCCAATTCCCCACTTAAACCAGCTACACTTATCTCATCAACTCCAGCGTTTTCGTGCTCCGATGCGTGCGCTGTCGGGTTCTGATCGTCTGCTAATAATCCGCTTAAACCAGCCACACTTATTTCGTCAGCTCCACCGTTTTCGTGATCCGATGCGTGACCTCCAAGAGTAGGCGGCGCGCTCCACGTTCCGTCCGCTCTCAAAAAATTTGTTGTACCTCCGCCGAGCTTCGGCAGCAAACCGTGTAACCCAGTGGTAGCGTCGAGATCGGTGTTGTCGTCTGGAGTTGCGAGGTCGTCTAATTTGATTGAATCACCACCGCCGCTTTGGTGATCCGATGCATGAGAAACCGGATTTTGATCGTCTGCTAAAAGTCCGCTTAAACCGGCCACACTTATTTCGTCACCGCCTGTGTTTTCGTGCTCCGAGGCGTGACTTGTCGGATTTTGATCGTCTGCTAAAAGTCCGCTTAAACCAGCCACACTTATTTCGTCAGCACCACCGTTTTGGTGAGTGGTGGCGTGGGTTTTAGCGTGGTGATCGTCTTCTCCAACCGATGTTATTTGAGAGTGCGTTCCAATGCTCCCACTGTGCGCAGCAGCTCCGTGACTTTTCGGCGGCTGGTCGTCCGCCAATTCCCCACTTAAACCAGCTACACTTATCTCATCGCCGCCGCCGTTCTCGTGGCTTGAAGCGTGCGCGCTAGGAGCACCGCCCGGAGCCGACCACGTTCCGTCCGCTCTCAAAAAATTTGTTGTACCTCCGCCGAGTTTCGGAAGCAATCCATGTAACCCAGTGGTAGCGTCCAAATCAGTATTGTCGTCCGGTGTTGCGAGGTCATCCAATTTAATTGAATCACCGCCGCCGCTTTGGTGATCCGATGCGTGAGCTGTTGGGTTTTGATCGTCCGCCAACAAGCCGCTTAAACCTGCTACACTTATTTCGTCGCCGCCACCGTTTTCATGAGTGGTAGCGTGGGTTTTAGCGTGGTGATCGTCTTCACCAACCGATGTTATTTGAGAGTGGGTTCCAATACTCCCACTGTGAGCGGCGGCACCATGTGCTTTAGGCGGTTGATCGTCCGCCAATTCTCCGCTTAGGCCAGCCACGCTAACCTCATCGACTCCGCCGTTTTCGTGTTCGCTCGCATGAGCCGTTGGATTTTGATCGTCTGCTAAAAGTCCGCTCAATCCAGCTACACTAACTTCATCCGCTCCACCGTTTTCGTGAGTCGTGGCGTGGGTTGCAGGCGCAGGCGCTCCCATCGACAAGCTTCCGTCTCCTTGTGAAACCGGGACGGTTCCAGACCCTCCGCTAGTGGCTAAATCTTCGACCGTTACTTCATCGCCACCGCCATCGGAATGATCCGCCGCGTGGTTTTTCGGCGGTTGATCATCCGCCAATTCTCCGCTCAATCCGGCTACACTAATTTCGTCTGCTCCACCGTTTTGGTGAGTGGTAGCGTGGGTTTTAGCGTGATGGTCATCTTCACCGACGCTTGTTATTTGAGAGTGCGTTCCAATAGAACCACTATGGGCGGCAGCGCCGTGGCTTGTTGGGTTCTGGTCGTCCGCCAATAGCCCGTTCAACCCCGCCACACTGATCTCGTCTCCGCCTCCGTTTTCGTGCTCACTCGCATGGGAAACCGGATTTTGATCGTCTGCTAAAAGTCCGCTTAAACCAGCCACACTTATTTCATCTGCTCCGCCGTTTTGGTGAGTGGCGGCGTGGTCTTTAGCGTGGTGCTGGTCTGACGTTACGTTAGACAAATCGGCGTGGTCAGTAACCGCAACCGGCCTCAATTGCCATTGCGGTGTTCCATCATCGATAAACAACGCATCTTGATTTTGCGAATCTACATAAGCAAGCCAGCCTTCTACCGGGCTAAATGCATCCCATGTGGAGCCGTTGAAGTCTACTATGTCATTTTTGCTGGCACCGTCGTAATCCGCATGGACCGTTCCAATGGTGTTGTCTATGATAAACCTATCGCCAGAAACTTCTGACGGCGGCGCTTGCGTGCAATCCACTATATTGATAACTGGGTCGCGGTGTATCCTTCCGTTTTCCAATGCCGTGATTGTCGTCTCCAATGTTTCAAGTGCTTCTTTTACTTTCGCGCCAGAAACGCTCGAATCATTTGTCACTTGAGACGCCGCACCAATGTCGCCACTGTGATCGCTTGCTCCATGCGATTGGTTGTGGTGGTCGTCCGCTCCCACCGATGTTATTTGAGAGTGCGTTCCAATGCTTCCGCTATGCTCCGCAGCTCCGTGGCTTTTCGGCGGTTGATCGTCTGCCAATTCTCCACTTAAACCGGCCACGCTCATCTCATCAACACCACCGTTTTCGTGTTCCGATGCGTGCGCTGTTGGATTTTGATCGTCTGCTAAAACTCCGCTCAATCCAGCTACACTTATTTCGTCAGCTCCACCGTTTTGGTGGGTCGTAGCGTGGCTTGTAGGCGTCGGCGCTCCCATCGCAAGGCTTCCATCCCCTTGCGAAATCGGGACAGTTCCTGAGCCTCCACTGGTGGCTAAATCTTCGACTGTGATTTCATCGCCGCCGCCGTCAGAGTGATCCGATGCGTGATTTTTTGGCGGTTGGTCGTCCGCAAGTTCTCCGCTTAAACCTGCTACGCTTATCTCATCTGCTCCGCCATTTTGGTGAGTCGTGGCGTGGGTTTTAGCATGGTGATCGTCTTCTCCGACCGATGTTATCTGAGAATGTGTCCCTATGCTTCCGCTGTGCGCGGCTGCGCCGTGGTCTTTTGGTGGCTGATCGTCCGCAAGTTCTCCACTTAAACCTGCCACGTTGACTTCATCCGCGCCGCCGTCCTCGTGCTCCGATGCATGAGCCACAGGATTTTGATCGTCTGCTAATTCACCGCTTAAACCAGCCACATTAATTTCATCAGCACCACCGTTTTGGTGAGTGGTGGCGTGTGTTTTAGCGTGGTGATCGTCTTCACCCACCGATGTTATTTGAGAGTGCGTTCCAATGCTCCCACTATGCTCCGCAGCGCCATGATCTTTCGGTGGTTGGTCGTCCGCAAGCTCTCCGCTTAAACCTGCCACACTTATCTCATCGACTCCGCCGTTTTCGTGTTCGCTTGCGTGGCTTGCTGGATTTTGATCGTCTGCTAAAAGTCCACTTAAACCTGCTACGCTTATTTCGTCCGCTCCGCCATTTTCGTGAGTCGTGGCGTGGGTTTTAGCGTGGTGATCATCTTCACCCACCGATGTTATTTGCGAATGAGAACCAATGCTTCCGCTATGCGCCGCAGCTCCGTGGCTTGTTGGATTTTGGTCGTCTGCAAGCAATCCTGAAAGCCCGGCCACGCTCACTTCGTCGCCACCTCCGTTTTCGTGATCCGATGCATGAGCCGCAGGATTTTGATCGTCCGCCAAGACTCCGCTTAAACCCGCTACATTTATTTCATCTGCACCGCCATTTTCGTGGTCGCTTGCGTGTGGCGCATTATCGGCGTTTATTTGTCCCCAAGTAGGAGTAACAGCAGTTAGCATCCAAACAGAATTGTCATCCAATTGCCGGGCGAACTTTCCAATGTCGCCAGACACAAAGCCGCTCGCGCCGGTTCTTGCGGCCGCGTCTGCGTATTCCCAATTGCACGGCTGATGAACAGACCCTAAAGGCACCTCATCATGATAGCTCATCTTCTCACCAATACATTTCCGGTAGCGCGGAGAATCATAACCAATCCTGTTGTTCGCTCTACCAAGATTTTATCTTCATCAATACCACCACCACCGCCGGTTCCAATCTTTGCCAACAGAGCTTTTAAAGAAACGTCTTCACCAAAAACAGAGTTGATATTATCGAACCAATTCCCGGCGTCTTCACCGTGAATAATTCGCTTCAACTGGCTCAGCATGCCGTGGAAAACTTTTTCCAAATCGTCGGCCGTTGTTTCTGTGTTTGAAACTTCGGCTCCGGTCCTCTGATCGTCGTACCCTAACGGCGTATCAATCTGCTTTAATTTTTGAAGACTCCGCGCCATTTAAACCTCGTTGGGATTAAACCTTTGCTTCCCTGTTTTCGACAAAGAAATTTTCGCAGCCGATTGACACCGATGAACCATTAAAGTCAACCTGTTTTCGCCAGCAAAACAAGTAACTTTTTCTCCGCCTTTTGTTTTGGTTTTTTTATCCGGCTCGATATTCTCGACAAGATAGAAAACACCATCCATTCCAATAGGTCTGGACAGCGAAAATTGAACGCCCGTTCCGCACTCCACTTGGTTAGCCGAAGAGCCGCAATGCGAGCAAATTAATTTTGATGATCGACTACAAGCCGGACAACGAAAATGGCCACCGCATTTTTGCAGCACAGAGACACCTGTGATCGTCTTCTGGAAAGCTGCATCTTTCAAGCGTTTCAACCATTCTCTAGCTTGCTGTTCGTCTCCGAGGTCAATTCGATTTGTTTGACCGTCGTTGGTGTGAAGTTTAATCATGGCGTTACCTCATAGAGCTAAGAGCCTAGCAAGGATTTATCTGCCATGCGTTTTATCCGCCTGACGACTTCTTACCCTTCTTATTCCTATCGCCTTTGTCGCCTGTTGTTGGCTTCTCGGATCGCGCTGTTTCCCGCTCTTCTTTTTCCGGTTTTTCTTCGACCTTTTTTTCGGCCTTTTTAACCGACACATTTTTTGTCCCCGGCACTACATGCAATTTAACAGCAAGCTTTTTCTTATTCTTCTCGATATAAGCAAGCTCGTCGTTTGTGATTACCTTTGTGCAACCGGGCCTAAAATGTATCGCTCCTTTCACGGAGCGCTCGAAAGAAGCTTCTTCTTTGGCAGCGTCTTTACCCTTGAAAACAAACTCAACTTGAACAGGCGACACACCTCTTGGCATCTGAACTATCGGCATGTCATTCCTCCGCGTCCTGAGCCTCTAGGATCTCCGTGATAATTACTTTTTTCTTATCACTTTTATCCACGTAAAGACCCATTCCGGTCGCCACAGAAATCAAATCAGTTTTGTTCATGTCTTTCAACGTCCCTTCACTGAATCTCTTTTTTGCGGGTTCCATGTTTTTAGGTTCTTGTTTGGGTTCAACAGACGCTTTCTTTTCAATCTCTGGCGCAGGCGCACTGACTTTCTTTGGGCTGTCTTCCAATACAGTAACTTGAACAGTGCTCACACCTTTGAAATATTGAATATCTGCGGCGTCTGTTATTGTTTGAGGGTAGCCGGGAAGTAGCTTCCTGCCTCGAACGGTCAAAGACCGACCCTTCATCAATTTTATTTCTGCTTTTGCCATCTTTGAGTACCTCCAAGCAATGGCTGCGCACACCGACCGGCCAATGCTCACGATCAGCCGGTCAACACGCTTTTATCAGACGCCAGTTCCGACATTGCGAATTTTGACAATCGCGCTGTCTTCTTCAAAATTGACAGACACTTTCGCCGTGATCGCATACTGATTCACGCCCTTGAAGATGTCTCTGTCTTTTTCGATCCGGATGTCTCTTCCAATCCCAATGATGAAGTTGTTCATATGGGTCAAAAGAATTTGCGGACTCGCCGAGTACGTGACCTTCACGGTTTCGGTGTCAAGACCGGAGCCACTATCGTAGGACAGAAGCGTTCCGTTGGCTGCGTCGAGAATATAACCACCCGATCCGCCGTTTGGATAAGCAGCGGTTGGCGCGCCACCCAATGTGATCGGAGTCACAACGACATTGGAAACATTCTTGTTGAGCAATGAAACAGGAGTCACGTCGTCGAGAACCACATGCTCTGTAACCGGCGGCAGATATTGCAGAAGCGGAACCTCTGTGATTGGCACGCCGAAAGGCATCAGACCACGACCACGCGCAGCCTCGTCACCGGCACCTGTTGCACGAGTGCTCAGCTTCTCCATGTACATCTGTGCAAGGTCGGGACTTGTGAAAAACCGGAGCGCTCCGCGATTCCTGCGAAACTTGGTAGGCATTGCAAGCAAGCCTTTATTGAAAACGCTCAGACCAATGTTCGCGCCTTCCGCATCAACCACGTTTCCGCTCTCAGCCGCTTGGTTCCAACCGTCCTGCAATGCCAAGTAAGAATCCTTGACATACAGAGAGCTTGAACCGCCGTCGAGAAGCTCGGACTCCAATACGCCCGGCCCCAATAGGTTGCCGTTGATATAGAGATCTTCGAGGTCGTTTGAAAGCTGCTTGGCGAACATCTGGATGATGTGATCTTCCACGCTCTCACCTTCGAGATTGACTTCGCGGAAAGTGTCACCAATCTCGAACGGCACCATGATCTCTTTTGGTGTCAGCGTGATCTTTGAAGTGTTGACTCCGCGACGCACACCCGGATCAACTGCTTCGGATTTCGGCACGGCTGCCCTGGTTCCAATCCCGATTTTATCGATGTCGAGATCTTCATTCCTGAAGCGAACCACTCGCGCGTTGTTTTTCAGAACACTTTCATCGACTACATAATCGATAAACTTGTCTGATTGCGCAGTGTTTAGCTTTCCACTTGCGGCCAATGCATCTGCTGTGATGACCGCTTTCTGGACCAATTCTTCGTTTGGTATCTGAGCCATTTCTTCCTCCTGTATAACGTTTGGCTTATGGCCTGTTTTTGCGGCCTTTTTTAGATAACACCCTTCCAAAGACTTTTTTCTGTTTCAACCACGTCCGTATCTGTTTCGCCATCCTCTTCCAATGACGCTGACGGATTCCTCGCCTCTTCTATTTCCTTGACTCTCTCGCCGACATTTTTCTGAGTCTCTACCACGCCGTCGAGTTTGACGTTGAATTCTTTGAGAGCCTTCGCAACCGCCGAGCCTAAACCGCCTTCAAGCGCTCCCTCTGTGGCCTCTTCCACTGCTTTTTCCGCAGGCGTCAATTCGCCGAGAAGTTTTTGCAAAGTTCCAATGGCGTTTTTCAAAGTGTCCATGCGGCCGGGCGTGAATCTCTTGGCTTTTCCAATGGAAGCTTCAAGCGCCTCAAGAACCTCGTCGTCCTTCCTCTTTTCAACCTCTTCTTCGGGCTTTTCGGATTTCTCCACGCCAGCCGAATCGTCGAAGGCTTCAAGCGCAGTTTTCAGCGCGTCATCTTTCACGCCGTTTTTCTTCATCTGCTCTTCAAAAACTTCTCGCGGAGTCGCTTTCTTTTCCGCTTTCGCTTTCTTCTTTCCGCCGCCTTCTTCTTCGGCTTCGGCTTCGTCCTCGTCCTCGGCTTTTTCTTCCTTCTTTTTCTCGGATTTTTTGACAATCCCTTCAACCATTTCGACGACTTTCCCCATCGCTTTTTCGACAGCTTCGTCGTTGGTATCCGGAACCTCTGTTTCTACCTTCTCAACACCGTCGCCAACGGCTTTTTTCTCAATGCTTTTTTCGTCGGTTTCCTCGGCAGAGCCTTTCTCTACTTTGGTATCTTTTTCGATTGCCATTTCTTCCTCCGTTTGTAGCCGCTTGACAACGGCAAATTCTTTTTCGTTAGCTGGCGTATCCACCAGCGAAAGTTCGTCGACTGCAAGCGCCACAAAACGCCTTTTAGTTTTATTAGTCATTAGCTTCCACCATGACAACTTTTGCTTTCCCACCAATCGAAAACCCCGTTATGTTTCCGTCCTTGATCATCTTCCAAACTTTCGTCTCTTTTACCCTGACGGTCACAATCCATGAACCCGCTTTTATGACAGCACTTTTCAAAACAAAATCCATTGGCGCAACGTAAGATTCAAGCAGCTCGAAACGCCGCTTAAAACTTTTGTGCATGAAGCCAAGCTCTGTTTTTTTATTGTACTTTGAGAGAAAATCGTGCGCGGCCTGTTTGATGACATTGGCCGACATAATATCGCCCTGAGCGTCTGTTACTTCTGGTTGAAGCACAACGCCTGTCACGGTGTGCTCTTCTTTGTTTGCTTTTGCTATGGGAACAAAGATACTGAATTCTTCTTTTTGCCCACAAATTTCTGTTTCCAAAATAATCTCCACGCTTCCAATGCCGTATCAACGCAAGCCTAACGCGAAACGTGAAAAAAGCAAAATAAAACGTAAGTTATACTGGATTTTTTTTATACTAGGATAATTCAGAAGCTATGAAAATAGCAACCAATGAAAGCCACATACGAGCGCCGAGCCTCGTCAATCGTCTTTTTTGGATTTGGTTTTCAATTTCGGCTTGTGGTCTTTTTTTATTTCAACAGCAGATACAAAACTGCTTTGCGCGTACGCAAAAAGCAAATTGTCCATGAAATCTTTTCCGTCTTTCATGAAGAAAAGACCGTTGCCTGTCGCCACCCCGTTCCTCTCTATGTTGTGCTTCAGGGAATCGCTTTTCCCGTACCATTCTGCTTTGACTTTTTTCTTCCGCAAACGAAATACCGCCAGCAATTTTAGCTCTTCGGTTTCCGAATCGTATTTTACTATTTTTATGTCCATATTAAACCTGACTAGATTTGCAGCCGACGTGGTGATTTTTAATCAAAAATTTCCGCTACAATTTTCAAAATTTTATCATGGTCTTTATTCCCAACAAGCCGGTACGGAGTATCGACACTCTTTTCAAAAAACATCTCCACTTTTTGATCGGGTTCTAAGTGGTATTGCGTTTTTATATTGGCGATTGCTTTTGGATCTTTTTGCAAAGCCCTTATGCGTACAAGAGCTTGCTTAATCGGATGACGTTCAACCCCGTTTTTCTTCAGCATCGCAGCCACTTTTTTCAAGTCCAATTTCTTCACTTGTGCGTGGCTGATTTTATCCAATGCCAATAATTTAGTTGTGTAATCTCCGGTCGAAACATACACATCGCCCGGAAACATAAAGCGAATCGGATGACCTCTCGGAAACGTCAAACCATTATCAATCGCAACCGCTTTTCCAATCCGCTTTGTTCCTTTACCGCCCTTTATCATTTTAAACATTATGTTCTGGCTATGCCTGTCGTCATTGCCACTGATAATATCGAGCAAAAAAGTTTTTCTCAAAGTCGGATCTGCTGCGCCTTTCGCTTTAAGAAAAGCAGCCACGTCATCTTCTCCAAAATGGTCTATCATTTTGGCATCTTTTTCAAAAAATTGAAGACTGCCTTTCCCTCCTAATTTTTTTATATCTCGAACGACCGTTGGCGGAACAACCTTCGCTCCTCCTAGCGCTTTATCCAATTCGTACAAAGCCACCTCGCGCTTGTAATAAGTACCCGTTTTCAATCCGGGCCTGATATTTTCGTATTCAGAAGCAGCCGACTTGTAAATGCCTTTTATTTCTTCTCCTGTTTTTGCTTTAAAAGTCACAAGGTGAGCGTCATTCACTCCCACGCCCAAAGCATGGCTTTCAACATACTTCGCGCTTTCTAAATCGCTGATTCTCTGCTTCTCTTTTGCAAGCTCCGAAGCACTTATTTTTTCTGGCACCAATGGCTTCTTTTTCGGCTTCGGTTTCGGCTTCGGTTTGAACGCCGCTGACGGAGGTTTCTTAGGCGCAGGAACCGACATCGGCAAAAGCTGATCGTACGACCTAATATCGTCCGATATATCGACAGTGCACCGACACTTAAAATGATACGGCGGCATGGCCAATCCGGCAGACGACAACGCCTTTGCATCTGCAACGCCTGCTTTACCTGATTGCGGCCCGGCCTTTGAGGAGATAGCTTTCAGCTCTTTAGAGTTGGGCCACGGATGCGCGGCTTTCACCGCGTTTGGCGTTTTCGCATCCAATACAGAACTCATTTGCGAAAGCCCTTGCGACGTTTGAAAAACCTTCCCGTCCATATGCGAACAGCGGTCACAAGTTCTCCTGTCATTAACGGCAGAAATCCTATAGCTTCTAATTCCAATAGAAGCAAAGGATCTCAACTGGCCGTTGACCCTTGCAACTGTCGCAGCGTTCGCGCTCACGCCTTCAAAATATTGCAAATTAGTTCCATTAAAACCGCCGGGAACCTTTACGTGAGTAAGCGCATCTCTAACCTTCACGCGCATAAGCTTTCCGGCTTTAAGCGGACTCTCGCCAGCTTCGAGCATCGTTTGCTTGACTCTTTTCCCTATTGTTTTTGAAACGTTTTTTTTGTAATGCTCACCAATCCAAAACACTTGGTGTTTTTTTAGAGCATCAATAGCTCTTTCGTCCGCGATTGTGAAGCTTGGTAAAATCTCAGCAACTTTTTTCTTACCCGCTTTCTCCACATCAACGTCGTTTGTTTTCGGCAAAACATAATTCAAATCAGCTTTCGTTTGCCGCGTTGCTTTTTTGTAACCAATGTTCAATCCAAGACGAAAAATCAAATCCATCTCGTCTTCAACCACCACTGAAGCTTCGCCAGCCCACCCCTCCATTATTTTATCGATCTCTTTTGTTATTTCGCTTGGACTTTTTAGCTTCTCCGCCAATTCAACAGCGCGTTTTTCGGCCTTGGCTTTTCGCTTGTTCCAAGAGCCAATCAAAAACTCTCGCATGCGAACTTCGGCGCGAGACATCTGGGCGACTTCGGAAATCATTAGAGCCTTGGCCAATAGAGCGTCAGCCGCGACCCTGCCAAGATGAATGGTGTCTAAGCACATTTTTAGTCTTCTTCGCTGTTCTCAAGCACGGCCGTTCTCCACTTTTTTTCAACGTTCTTTTTCAATGCAACCAAATGGTCGACAACAGGATCTCCAGTGCTGTCCGACTTCAAAACAAACTCCTCGTTGCCGCACTCCGTGCACTCCGCTTCAACTAATTCCTCTTCGTCCTCTCCAATACCAAACGCAGTGCCAAAATTTTTCAATGCCGTGACCTGTTGCCCCGGCTCCGTTGGGTCTGCCTCGTTTTTCACAGCTTCGGCCATCGTCAAACTGAACGGTACATCCGGATCGAAATCATCCGGAAACCCCGGTAACTCGGCGTTCAAGACATCTTCCAAAATCATGCGGCCAATCTTCGGGTTCATGCCGCCTGTCTTCTCAGCGCTCGCCAAAATTTTCACCAATTGCGTGTTGTCTGTTGTGTTAGGGCTATTCGACTTGAACTTGTGGTAAAGAATTCCCATCTCCGGAAAAATTACCCTGTTCATCAATGCGTCAAACTCATCTCTTTCAGGAGAAAAAATTTGCTCGTCCGCCAATCGCCTACTGCTCTCCGCTGTAGCCCTGGTATAGTCGTCTGAACGACCCACGAAAATCGGCGGCAACCTCCACAGGCGCCGTATCTTGTCCTGATTGTTTTTTGAGTACTGTTGAAACAATGCGTCTTTGTGCTGCTCCGACACCAATGGCTTCACTTCAACTTTCACTTGCGAACCGTCTTCGCCCTCTTCAACTCCCTCGGCTTCCAATATCAAAAATTTGCTGTAGTTATCAGAGCCCTGAATTTGAGATTCTACAAACTCCTTTATGCGGTCGATGGTCGGATCGGTCAATTGCCCGTTGCTGACGGTTATCACCATTGAAGGAATATTGTTGTTTTTAAAAGTTATGAAATTAATTTCTTCCGCCGCCCTATCACCAAAAATCGAAAGCAAATTTCCAATGTAACGCGGTAAGCCATACGGTGAACGGCCAGAATAAATCCGCCTATGAATCACTTCGTTGGCAAGCTTGTCGACCGGCGTACCTTCCTCCGCCTCTTCCCCTGTGTCGTTGCGGTAATTTTTCGGATCACCAAACTGCTTGAACCACCGAACTTTTTCGCTGCCCGTCACAGACTCGACAGCGCGACCCCTTGACCTTCTTGACTGCACAAATTTTCTAAATCTACGCCACTCTTTTACCGTCTTTACCTCGATGCTCCAATCCTCTTGAAGCTCAAGTATTTTCCTATCGACATAATTCTGCTCGTCTTCCACTTTTGCGAGCCTCATTTGGTAGCTTGGCAAGTGAGTAAACCCTTGAATGTTGCCCTTCGCACCCCTCACCACCTCCAAAAAACAGTTTCCAGTCGCTTCCAAATCTCGATCTTGTTTTGACCGAAACCGCGTGAACGATTCGCGAGTGCAATACATGAAAAAATTTTCAAGCCTAACTTTTTCCAAATTCACACTGGCCTTCATGCTCCCCTGCAATCCCTCCATGCTTTCTTTTTTCAACCTCGGAACGTACCTGTGACCAAAGCCGCTGATGTTCGTCACCATAGCATCGATACACTGCGTCATTTCCGTGTTATTTTCGGGAAGCATCGACAGCGTTAACAGATCAAACGGAGGCTGCAAAACCATCCCGCTTTTTGTTAACTCTGTGAACGGATCTTCCGGCAAGCTGTGCGACTTTCCTTCGCCGCTTGGCACGTCTTCAGCGCGCTTACTAACTTCTATAATTTTTGCGTGAATTTCTCGAAGCGCACTGCCTGTTTTTTTATCTCCGGTATTCACTACGGCCACCGCTCTTCTTGTCATTTCGTTCATGCCAATCTCCTTATATTATCCCAGGCTCATTACGCCTTCTTCTTCTCTTTCTCAACCTGCTAGACATAACGGCAAGATCAAGAGCGTCGAAAAAATCTTTGTAACGATAACTAGGAAAAAGAACAAGCTGTTCAATAACCAATTCAACTCCACCAATCTTCTTGAAAAAAAAGCGTTTGTCTTCAAAAATAGAAGACAACTTCCAAGCCCTCGCGATCTTGTCTTTGTCTTGGTTCTTTGGAGTGAGCCGAATATCTTTGTCGCCGTCCTTCAAGTTCTGGTACTGCGCCTTTTGATAGCCGTTCGTTTCTATGCAGCAACGAATCGGCTCCCACCTATTGTAAAATTGAACTATTTTTTTTGTCTGGTCGCCAAACCTAAGCTGTCCGTCGTACCAATCAAGAACGTAATACCTTTTGCTGGTGTCTACTCCTATAACTGCTATCGCAAAATGATCTGCTTTTTGCTCCTGACTTATAGCCAAGTCAACACCCATAAAAATCCTCAATTGATCTGGCACCTCAGACGAATTAATTTTCTGGCAATCATCGTACTGAAAAATCTCGCCCTTCATTGCCTCTGTGTCGCACTGGTATTGAGCGTTGAAAATTATCGTTCCGGACTTTTTCTTTTTTTCGTCAAACCACTCCGGCGGATACTTGTCGGGCCAAGGGCTCCGATCACTTTTCAATGCCGGAATAACATTGTGATGCTCAGCCATTTCGTTCTCGATCAAATGACCGTACAAATCCGCGTAATGATACCGAGTTCCAAGCCTATGATGTTCGCCTCTGTGCGGGACTTTATCGTCTGGCGGTTCCAATGTCGGTTCAAGCGTCTGGTAGTACCACGTCCGCACCTTGTCTCTCATGTGCTGAGTTCTGGAATTGTCCTCGTCGATAAGGTCGTCCGAAATTATCGCATCATAGTGCTTGCTGACAATCGTTCCTTCAACCGAAACGCAAGTCACAGAAGCCTCTTTGGCTCTTGACGTTCTGGGCAAAACTTCAATCTCTGTGTCGTTCCACTTGTTTACTTTTCTAGGGTCGTAATACAAACCAAAAACTTCGGCCAACTTTTCGTTCGATTCGAAATGACCTTTTATCTCTTTCAAAAACCCTTGAGCGTTTCCAATAGATTTAGAAGCAATCAAAATTCTAAAATTCGGATCTTTCAAGAGATAATGAACACCTTTTGCAATCGTGCACGTCGTCGACTTACCGGCGCCTCGAAAAGCAAGCTGCAAACTGTCCGGATGCAAAAACTGAAAACGCATCATCAGCGAATGCATTGGCTCCATGTGGTAGCCCAATACACAAACAGCCAAAATATCAATTCTATTGTTGACCAATATCTGACGACGCAGCCACTCGTTGTTCATCGCCTTGTAGTGATCTAAATACCCTACAAGCTCGGAACGTTCAGCCGTCTTGAACTTCTTGGAATCGTTTTTAAGAATAGGAACCACAGCAGGCTTGTTGCCCATAACGCCCGCCTATTCCGGATGTCGTTTTCCGAATCCTGAAACGTAAACTTTTGTTGCTGCATCAACCTTGATGAACATCACGCGGCCCTTGCACGGCACCGTAAACTCGTAAGCAATGCCGTTTCCAAGACCGGTTTTTGCAAGAGCCGAATTCTCACCAATGAATTCGCCAGCGACTCCGGCATTGGCACACCACCATTGAACAGCAACGCCAGGATTCACACCGGCTGCTGGCACCACCTGAACATGAGCGGACTCGTACCCGGAAGTGTTAACGCCCCAAGCTTTTGTTGTTATCGCGCTAGCGCCGTCTGTAGCACCCGCATCTCTATGCAGCATGTACTCCGGCGCTCTTTTTATTGAAGATGTTATTTCCATAATTTACCTCGTAAAAAAATGGCGGGAAGCGACCCCACGATGTAATAAAGCCACTCCCCGCCAATCGGTTGCGAAAAAAGTGATTTTCACATTCAATCCGCGCCGCTTACCGATTACTCGTGAGCAACGTAATGAATCACCTCGGCCGACGCATTGATGTCACTGTCTGCACCAATGGTAAACCCGTCCGAAAGTGGAGTAACTCCGTCGCTTGTGATCAACGCAAGCTGGGCCGTGTCGTGGTTCAACTGCTTCAAAGCCGAAGCGTCTGCCATTTCCTTGGTCCACTCGGCAACCACCAATCCGGTTACATTCATCAGCTTCACATACTTTGGCCTGAAACCAATCGTGCGGACGCTAATTGCAGAACCCGTGCCAGTTACTTTTCCAACCATTACTCTTGCAACACCTGAAGACATTTTTCACCTCCTTGTAGTGAATCAACTCTTGACAGCCAGCCGCCTGTCTATAACGTTTGGCCTGAGCTTTTTGCTCTGGAGTTGACGGTTCAAAATAAAAAGGTAACACACGCCCCCAGTTTTGCAAGTTTCTTGAATTTGCCCAATCTACTTGTAACTAAGTAGCGACCTATAAGGCCCGCCCATTTTTTTCACAGTATAAGCGACCTTTCTGCCGTAAGAAAAATTCGCTTTCACACCCGGCCAAAAATACCACGGCAAATTCCGCCACCTTCTATTATGCTTATACTTCATGCGCTGTTTCATGGCGTAAGCTACAATGCGAGCACCGTCCTTCAACGACAACATTTCTTCGACCGTTGGAATCCTGACTTTTCCGTCTTCCTCTATCCTGGCAAATCTTCTCCACACAACCTGACCTAAACCCAAGTCTGCTGGCCTATCATTCCAATCGGGGCTCTTGACTACTTTTAAAACGTCGTGTTCCGTCCATAGACGCCAATCACTGCGATTCACGAGGTTTCGTGCGTGCGCAACTTTGCGCGGATTAGGACCGATTGCACAGCGGTTTCCACGGCTCTCATTGAACACAGTTCCAAGCACGCCCCACGGGTTTATTTTCACATCGAACTCGGCAAGCGCATCCAATATCGCTTCAACCAGCTCGAAAGCTCTTTGGTCCCATTTTTCTTTTGGAGTTTTCTCACCGCATTCGTACCACGTTACCGACTCTGCTTTAATCGCTCGCACGAACCCGGCAGCCAATTCGTTTTTCAAATCACTTTTTGTTTGCGCGAAACTTGGCGCGGTTGTCACGAGCAACAACACAACGACACTTGCACACAAACGATGAAATAGCGTTTCCATACGTTCCTCCTTTTCGGGCATTTTACTTTGGAAAATTTATCAGACCTAATTTACTGGTTTTTTTCTCTCAACCAATCCCGAAGCTCTTCAAGCGAGCCAAAACTTCTTGGCCCCTCTGGCTCGTCTTTTAAATTCAAACCTGACGGTTTTTTGAAAACTTTTTTTGGACCCTCCGGCGGCTCCACTGGTTTGTTCGGTGGCGCCGCCGGTCCTTTAGCAGTCGGGTGCCTATGTTTCGAAAGAGCTTCGACCCCGATCATAATCGCATCTCTCATATCTTTTTCTATGTCAGCTCTGAATTTTTCCGAAGCCTTCACGACTTCTTCCCCCATTATTTTGCCGGTTTCTTTATTCGCTTCAACGCCGTTAAAAAAACTCTTTGGAAAAACCCTGTCTTCTCCTGGTTCCCATCCAGGTGGCGGAGCCAATGGCGGCGGATCTCTTTCAGCCTCGAATTTTTCATAATGCTCTTCCGTGATCTGCTGAACGAAAATCGTTTCTCCAGTTGTTATGTCCCTATCTCTTTGTATCGGGTAACGTGCGCCAGCAGAAAAATCAAAACCACGCTTAATCATTTCCTCTTTTAAAAAATGCTCGACAGCACCTCTACCATTCCTCTCTATATCAAAAACAACATTGTCAGACACGCGAAGATCCACCCTGTAAGTTTTTGGCTCCTCTCGAACAAAACGACCAACCATTGCTCCGTCGTTGACCACCGGCAAATCGTCACCAATCAGCTCTACAATTGACCGACACATAGGATGATCTGGCGGCACGATTTCAGCCCCAGAAGGCACTGTCATCCATCCAGCCGACATCTTTTCTCTTAACTTGCTTTTCACCGTTTTTTTCTTCACCGGTTTCTCTTTCGATACGCCCTTCATCCAATCAAATTAATCGGCATGATTGCGCTCGAACCAACAAACAATTCTCTTGGCCAAAGTTTCATCGCGTGCGCCCTAGTCCTCTGATAGCGCCCGTGCTTTATGTCATCATCCCAACGGCCAAAAGTTGTGTTGCCAAGCTTCTTGATTATGTGCTTTGCCAACGCCGCTTCGCCGTTGGTTGTTTCTGAGCGTCCGTATTGCGGTTTGTCCAAAACCTGCCTACAAAATTTCTTCAAAGCAAAGGACGGTGCGTTCACAGAATGACTCCAGTACATCGACATTGCGAGATCCATTTCCAAACCCATTTGATCAACTGTGATCGCGCTGATATGAACCGGATCGTAAATCGCTTTTTGCATTGTCTCTTTTTGCAATAATTCGTTTTTACAAAATCGCAATTTTATTCTGGTTGCACGTTTCACAAAGTGCTCTTTTTCTAAAGCAAGTTGAAGCTCAAAAGTACATGGACACGCAAAAAGGTTATGAAACAATCTAACCCACGTTTCCGTTCTACGCTTTCCCGGTCCTTTGATTGGCATAAGACCGTTTACATCTCCAGAAAATTCTTCTCTTATTTTTCGACCAGAAACCAGCTTCCCGGTTTCTATGTAACGACATTTTCCATCATTAGAAACAAACCAACCTTCACCTCGCAAAGCCTCTTTCAATTCTTCCATCGCTTCAAGCTCTCCGGGCAAAGAATTTATCCTGTGCAAAACCTTCCACAGTGGCCCTTGGTCGTTTTTCTTTGTGTCGTCTCCAAGCGCCCTTGGAAAAACAGCAATCGACTGTCCAATACTTGCCGTCATTCCGGTTCCGTCAAAATTGATCACGCACCCGAATTTTCCGCCGCTCTCCACGAGGCAGGTTAACCAAACTGCGCGGTCAATATGCAATAGCGTTTTCGGCGGTTCTATCGCCACGGTTCCTCTTTTCCGAACACCTGCAAATTTTTTAAAAGTTATACGCTTCATCTTCTTCGCTCCACTTCTTCTCTGGTTAGAGAATACGCCGCCTCTTCGTGAAAACTTCCCCTGTACGGATCTTCGCCTCTCAGCCAAGCTGTTAGCCAACCAGCCGCCGCAAAAAGAAAACCACCAATGACCCAAAGAACAAGCGCCAATTGAACGCCCGTCGTCCAATCGCCAGACAAGCCGACAAACAACAACGAGATCAACGCCTGAACCAATGACATTATCATCGCCGCCACAAACTGTTCAACATGCACATGTTCGTGGAACTCGATCTCTGTATCGATACCCTTGCCGCCGGAACTGCCTGGCCCGTAAAAACCGCCGTGGCCCAACGTTGTACCTCCCCACGTAAACCACTCGCCGCGTTCCGCTTGGACGCTGACGGGTCGCCTCATGTGCTTGCCTCCAACCTTGATCCGATACCACGTTCTAGCTGGCCAAGAATGAGGTTTTAATTCGCACCACAATCCATCCAGCCAATGCAGCTTGGTCCCCCAGAAAATCCAAATAAACAAAACCGCCAACCAAGTGATAATGTCTTTCGGCAAACAGATTAAATAAACAATAAAATACTTTTTTGGTTTTTTCATTACTCCACGTTTATCGGTGCCGGTTTTCTTAGAACACGACGCCCCTTTCTTACTTTGCTTGCGTTTGCTTTGTTGTGTTTCGGCACCTCGTTTTTGCCAAGCACTTTGGCACCTTCTTCGCTCTCCGGTTTCGGAGGCAAAGCCCTCCCGTAATGTATGTCGTTTTCTTCTTTGACCTCTGCAAAATTTTTCTCGCCAAACTGCTTTCTCAAATCGTTCAACATTCCAAGCTCTCCAAGAATCAATTTTTTCAATTCTGTATTTGAAAGCTCGGCAATCATTACACCTGCAACTATCTCTTTCCTCTCAGGCGTTTTGTGTATAAGACCAAACTCCTGGCCCTTCTCCACCAATCTGTCCAAAATATCAGACCGGGCTCGCACTGCGCTAACCAATGCAGAGTACTGCTTTTTTTTGTGAAGCGAATCGATCATGTCCGTAAGGTCACGAACGTTTCCGGTTTGCGCTATCATGTACTCGATATAAATATGCTCATGGGGGCGCGACCTAACCTCATCCGCTTTCTGGTCTAACATCGCCTCTTTCAACACCATGTATTCGTCGACAGCCAACCCCATATCTTCAATGACTTCTTTGTCCGTCAAACCGTCAGACAACTTGTTGTAAATAGTCGCCGCAGCTTCCTTCAATTGCGCTTTTGTTAATTTCATTTATTCGACTTCCAATCAGCTTCTTTATTTGCGAACGCCCCTACATTATACCACCAATAAAAAAATCACGAACACGATTCTAATTCAAAAAAGTTACAAAACAAAATTTTTCGAAAACGGGGTTCTACTCCTCTACGTCGTCTTCGTCGTCTTCGTCGTCAAGCTCAAGGTACTTCACAGGAGCAACGACGGCCACAAATTTTTCGCCAACGTCGACACGAAGCGCAGCGTTCGGATCTTCACTGCTAAGCGAAAAAGACACATCTACTTCGCCACCTGTATTCGCCACAGAAAGTTCAAGCAATTTCGGATCGAGTTGCGAACGACATTCCTGGCCTTCTTCACACTCGCTTGAAGAAAAAGGAACGTCCAAAACTAAATCGCCAACTTCAGAAAACAAAGTTCGAAACGTAGCTCTTTTCTCACCAATAAAAATGTCAATTGTTTCCGCCTTGATTTTGGCGATATGCTTTAAGCGTTTTTCAAGTTCCCTCGAATCAAAAAACATGACAGGGTTTTTTTTCGGAACCAGCTCTTCATAGGGCGGATACTCTTCTTCGTTTGTACGAACCGCAACCTCCCAAATACTCACCGCGTCAACATCGACAAAACGAAAATTAACCCACTCAGGATTCTCGCCCTTTGCAAGCGCAAATTTACAGACAGAATTTTTTGAAATTTTCTTCGAAACCCTCGCAACCGATTCGACTCCGCTTACGACCGAAAACGATTCAACTTCGTCTCCGCGAAACTCAAACTTTGCAACGTGCAAAGAATGCCCATCGGTAGCAACAACAGAGCTTTCAACCGAATCAAAAAAAACACCAGCAATATTTTTTCGCTTTTCTTTAAAATCAACAACCGGCAAAACATACTCCAGCGCACCGGAAAGAGCTTTTGCATCCAGCTCTATAAATTCGCGCCAGCCTCTTGGAGCATCAAAAAGAAACTCCGACGAATCAACCACTTTCAAACTCGCTTCGATTCCATCACAAACAACCTTGGCCGCGCCCAAAGTCCCATCCGAATAAATTTCGACCGACTCATCTTTTTCACACCGCCCAGACGCCAAAGCTTTCAGCAACAAAACATCAAACCACACATCTTCAACCGGCCTCTCGTCCTCACCAACCTCCGAGCACTTGAGAACGTTTTTCGCAAAAACATTTTCAGAGCACGCCGCCAAATGACACGTCCCCTTTTTTGTCGAGTTGAAGCGAACACTTCTGAACATTTTGTCCGGTTGTTTTTTGTCCGCGATTTTTGAGAATTCAGCCAAAGCGGCCTGTAATGCTTTCCTGTTTATTTTCATTTTTTCACCTCAAAACTTCTGACCAGTTTTGGAGCCGCCGTGGTGAAAAAAAATGAAAAGAAAAAAAACGCTACTTGAAGCGAAAAAAATCAGGCGGCGGCGGTCATGTTCTGAACGTCTACTCGTTTCCATTCGCTGCAAGCTTGTAGGTTCACAGACGGGAAATCATCGTGCACAGCCTGCATAAAACGGATCGCATGCTCTTTGCTAGGGAAAACAAACCGGATCTTACCCCTGAGAACGCCGTGAAAGCGCCCGTGTTCCTCTTGGGCCAGATTTACGATATGTAGGGTTAGCTGATCCATAACGACTTTGTGTTGCCTTGTGGCACCTTTATCGAATCCAGACAAAACAAGCCCGAAACTATTTCTGGCTGCTTCTGGTGTTTCGTTTTTCGACTGCAATTCCTGTTTCCCTTTCGCCTTCAAGCGACTGCCTCTTTCCATAAAGATAAATCTTCCTCCGAAAAAGTCAAATTATCTTGCATTTTTCAGATTTACTTTGCAGACTTTTGAACAAAAAAAGACAGCTCGATTCCGTGCTTTTCTTCATCGGCACGGATAGCCACTCTCACCGGAACCTTTTCGACATCGACACAAAAAATTTCGTTCAACCTGAGCACCGGCCACATTGCCATTTCCGTGGAAATAGCCGCCGTCACTTTCGCAACGAGATCGCCGACCACCACAACCTCTTCAACCACGTCCGAAACGACCACGCGCAGCCTGTCCCTTTCCACCGCGCTAAACTCCGGCTTCAATCTTCGCGCCTCCGGCTTTTTTCCTGCGACTCGCGGATCGAAAGAAACTTCGAGAGAACGACGCTCGACAAATTTTTTCTTTTTTGTTTTTGGCGCTTCAACCTCACCGACTACCACGCCCATTGGACAGCCTCCACGAATCCAATCGCGAAGCTCGCCGATGCTCCCAAATGTTTTCGGCTCGTTCATTTTTTCCAGCACGGAGCCTTCATCAATTCGTGATACCTATCGAAAAATATTTTCGCCATAATCGGCCGATCTTTTTTCTCAGCAGCCCACCCACGCCGAGCCGCCTTGCGTGGATCTTTTATGCTTCAAGATGCGCCCTTGTCGCCGTGATCATGTTTTTCTTTTTTGACAAGCTTTCAACCCTATCCCAATCTTTTGTCGTCGGCATGTACCAAGGCACTTTTAAACCGGCCGACCTTTCCGCCTGTACAACCTCTTCGGAAGTGACCTCTCTCATCGCCTCTAGCAACGACGGATCTACCGGTTCAACCTTCGCCGGTTTTCGCTCCGGCACGGGACACCCGCTTCTAAAAAAATTTCTCAGCGCCTCCACACTTTCAAAAGTTGTCGCTTCCATTTTTTTCATACCTTCCCGGCTATCTGCTCTTGGTCGCCTAGAAAATCGACAAACTGCTTAGCCAATGCGCCTTTGTCGATTCCGTCGCCTTGCTCTTTCCCGGCAGCGTAGCAAGCCACCCGCAAACAATTCGACGCCATTGTGACTTGCATCCCAACAATAGGATTTTGCGGCCCGTTCTTTTTTTTCAAAAGGTACTTTGAAATCGCCTCCACTCTTTCGCACTCCTGCTCCAAAACATTAAGCAGATTTTTTTTGCTCTTGCTCATTTTCGCTTTTCACTTTCAGCTCTTTGATCGCCTTGTTCAAGCGGCTCTTTTTTGTGCCGCGACATTCCCACCAATTACACACGAGCGGCCTCCTGTCGTGGATTGAGCATTTCAATTCTTCCGTTAAGAATTTACACACCCCATCGACAGCCCACGAAAAAGCCCAATCGCGCCTGACTCTTTTTATATAAAAATCGTCAACCACGTCCACATACATGTGCTCGAATCCAATCTTCTCCGCCCAATCTTCGCCGACCGCGCCGACCTCAAAAGCCTGACAGCATTTTCCGCACTGCTTGCACTTGAAAATTTTCTCCTCCACTTTCGCACCTCCTTGCCTTATATGATTGGATTAGCAATCTAGCAGTTGATTTTTACGACTCTTGAAAATATTTTTTTGGAAAGAAAAAAGGGATTGGTTCAAGCAGGCGCGGCCAGTGTTTTACCCTTGCTGTTTCCGCCGGTTGACTTGGCTTTTTTTGCGCCGTTCGACTTGTTAGGTTTAGCAGGTGTTTTCTTCACTTTCTCTCCCGTGTACCCGCCGTCTTCGGAGTCGTCCGCCTGCTGCTTGTAATCCGACAAAAACGAAGCAATGCTTCGACCACGAAGCGCGCACACCGCGAGCCGGATCACAGTTTTTTGATCGTCGGGAAAATCCAAGACCATTTCAAGCGAATCTGCGATCTCCAGTGTTCCTTCAATTCCCGAATAAATACTTGGCTCGCCTGCTCTGATGCCGTGAGAGAATTGATCAAAGCATCCTTGCTCTTTTTCAACTCCAAAATTTCTGCTTCGAGCGCCTCCAACTTTGCCTTAACCGCCGCCTTCTTCGACTTACGATTTTTCTTTTCTTCTTCTGACATTTGCTTTCTCCTTTTTTCGTTTAATTTTTACGACCCAATAAGCGACTGTATCGGCTCGATTATTCCCCGACTCGTCGCCGCTCAATTTTGCTTTCAATGCGTACCGGGCCAACTTGATTTTGCGCCCGGTCAACTCCGTTATTTTCAAGAGATAAGTTGACACAATTTCTTCATAAAAATTTGCAAGGTTCGGAATCTCCATTCCGACTTTTATATTTTCACTGGCTCTCAGAACTCTCGTCAATGCCTGATACCTCACAAACCGCTTTCTGTTTCCGTCCGTTAAAAAAATCACCAACGGCCTATCCGGAGCCTTTTGCAAAATCAGATATAGAAGCTTCCAAGGGTCGCCGTAGGCGTCCAAATCAAAAACGTTGTAGCCGCTTATGTCTCTGCTTTTTACAAAGCTTGTGTTGTCTGTTAGCGTGCAAATTTTTTCATCGTGAATCTTCTCTTTGTCGACGCCGTGATATTTTTTTACTCGCCCTTCATACGCGAGCTTGTACATGGCACCGGAGCCACAAAACAAATCCAGCACTCTGCTTTTTTCTGTTGTGTATTTTTTTCTCAAATCCGACTTGAAACCGGCCGCGCTGTTATCCGTTTGGATTTCAATCATAGCTCTTCTCAATCTTTATTTTTTTGTTGTTTTTCAAAACAGAAAAAACCTCTTCAAGCGCGTCCTTATTTCCAGCCGTTGTTCGGACAACGACCCAGATCGGCTCCCTCACTACTTCCTCCATATTCAAATCAATCAATTCCTCTTCCAAATCAAGATGCTCAACGCCGTCCAATACCCCTTCAACCAATGAATCAATTTCCGCCTCCATGTAGCCGGTCAATTCTTTGTCGAAATCGCCTTCAAAATCGCTGAGAATATCTGCGACCATTGGCATGTCCATTTTCGCTTTTCGCGCCAGCTCATTGTCCGCCAAAATATCCGCCCACTCCGCGTCCTCGGATTCGTAATCTTGATAATCAACCGGCACCGATTTCAAACCTAGTTCAATCGCAGCCAATCGAGCGCCGTGGCCTCTGGTTATAAACCCCGACAAATTGCTGACCGTTATCGGTCGCCGCCAGCCGTTCCCTTTCAACACTTTCCCATACAAAAGAATCTGCTCTTCCGGATGCTTGTTCGGGTTCTTTTTTCGCGGCCTCAATTTCTTGACAGGAACAATTTTGTCATACGAGCAATGGACCTCGATACCGCTAACAATTTTTACATCAGCCATGCGCCCTCAAATCTTTCTTCAAGTAGTAATTTTTTCCATACGACTTGAGCTTTGCTTCTACATCGCGACGAAATTTTTTCCAATCGATAGTCTTGGAAAGCGCGTGGTGGTTTAGAGTTCCGACCTTGAACAAATCGACCTCTTCATGCGTCTCGTCAATTATGGCCAATGTCTGCTCGACGCTTATCACCGGCTCAAGACTGACCCACGTTTGAATTCCAATCTTTTTCGCTTTTCTTATCGTTGCAATTCTCTCCGCCGGGGTTGCTGCTTTCGGCTCCCACTCAATCGAATCGTCCTCGTCCAAAAATGTCATCGTCGTTGCAAAAAAATCCGACGACTTCAACAGGTCAAAATCTCTCTCGGCTCGCGGCCCGCCTTTGGTTAGAATCTGCACGTTTATTCCGACGCTGTGCAAAAGCTCAATTGCCTTCCTAGTGACACAAACTTTTTCTTCAATTGGTTGATACGGATCAGACGAGAAGCTGAGCAAAACCGACTCCGGTTTTTTCTCTGCTTTGCTAAACAGATCTTGTTCTTTGAATTTATCAACATCCCTCTTCAATCTCTTCAAAATATCTTTCCTCGGTTTCGCCGTCGCGTGGTATTCGGTTCTGTCTCTACGCATCGCTGACGGTGCGTAACAATACGTGCAGCCGTGCTCGCATCCTTCAAACAAGTTCAATGCGTGATCGGCGTACTCCAATGCTCTTCCTTTTGGTGTGTAAATTACGTCCATGATTTTCTCTCTTCCTCTCTCTTCATGAAAGGCAAAAACTCTGCTCGCCTTTCATGTCTAGGTTGTCTCTCGTCTAGTTGATTTTTTTGTTTGGCCGTTCTCCCTTTCTTCAATTTAATTATCACATTTTAGAGTTCAGAAATCAAGAAAATACGACATCCATTTTCTCTTTTTTTCACACTGGCCCACAGCCTTCTGGGCCGTCCCACGGCCCCCAATGTTTGAACCTGTTCAACCGCTTCCTAAAAGTTTCAAAATCGTACCGAAAGCACTCCTCCGGATCGATTTCTCCGCCTTCATAAAACAGATGCTTCAAAATAACCAAATCCCTCTCGGCGTCGTACACGAGCGACTCGCCAATTTCCAGCCATGCGTGGCCGTACTTAATAAACGGCTCCACTTGAAGCGTTGGCAATCCGTGCACCAATACAACCTGGAAACCCTGTGATAGCACGTCTCTGAGCGGCGAACCAAAACCCATGCTATGATCCATGAAAACTTTTCCCGACATTTCGTAACATTTGCCTAGCTCTTTCATGACGCCACCTTCATGCACTCCGGTCCAATCCCTCTTCCAATCGACTCCGGCGTTGTCAGTTTGCGACCGCATCGACAGCACTTCTTTTCATGCCACACGACTGCTGGCGCTGGATTTTCCAGATGCCTCCACAGCCAGCCAAACGCCTTTACACTTTTCGATTCTCTGCCGAGCTTCGCTTTCTCTCCGCCGTACACAAAAATCCAATCCCGAACAAATCCAATGTACGAATAATTCATGTAATTATCAGGCCCGGTCAACACGCTCACAAACCATAGAGGAGACGGGCCGTTTTTGTTTTTTGCCTGCGTCATCTTGAAAGTAAAACGGCTCCCCGTTTCTGGGTTCTGAATAGTGAAGAAAGCTTTCCCCGCCGTCACGAATTCGCGAAGCGCCTGACCGACCAATTTGTTTTCTGGATTGCTACTCATTTTTTCCACCTTTCAATACTCTATCCGTTCAACGTGTTCCACAATATCAGCGCCGCCAAATTCCGCTTCGCATCTCTCGCAGTATTCGACATGCTCTTCCCACATTTCTCTTTTTATTTGACTCCACTTTCCAAGAATCACGTTCCGGCTTTTATTCACAAAAGTTCTGTTGTCGTTTTCGTTGCTCCAAAACATCGAATAGACATCGCCAAAAGTAAGCCCGGTTTTAAAGCCATCGTATCTCAAACCACAGACTCCGCATTTCTCGAAACTTGACACCGGCCGACCTCCGTTTTTTGCTACTCTTCTTCTTCAAGAATGGCGTACGCTTCACACCCTGCTTCAACCAATTCAGAAACATAAGCGTCCGCCGCTAGTTTCACCAATCCGCCATAAACCAATACAGGCAAATCGACTTTTGGAGTTTGCATCAGCTTTACTATTTTTCCCAATGGAGGCGTCAAGAATCCGCCGGAAGCTTTTTCGTATCCGCCCAATCCCCTGAGCCTTATAACTAGGGCTGCTTGAGCCCTTCCGTTTGCAGGCCACTCTTCAACGAAGACAGAAAAAGCTCTCGCGAAATAGCCGCCGCTGTTTTCTTTTTCTTTTTTCACAGCGGCAGGATTTTTCAACCAATCCCGCAAGCCTTCAAGATTTTCAAAATTCTTTGCCATTTTAATTCACTCCGAAGGCTCTCGCTATTTCCGCATGCAATATCTGAATATTTATCAATTTTCGCAGCACCTTGGAAAGCGGGGCTCCGTCCTCTTTGAGCGCGTACGCTTCGCGCAAATTCCAGGCCATCTGTTCAACCTTGTCGAATTTTTTTCTTAAAGCCACGTTGCTTCCAATCTCGACTTCGATCTCTGCTTGGCCGACAAGTAACGCCATCTGGCTAAGAAACCACACGTCCGCATCCATCGCGCTCCGGACTTTGTTGACTTTTTGCTCTCTCATTTTTCCACCTCTTTTCTCCGGCCGCTACTGCATGATCCGATAGTGATCCACAACCACACAATTTACTTCGCCTATTGAATTAACGTAGCCACGGCTCTCCTTGCAGAAACCCCATTTATCAAGCTCCTCGTTTGGAGTCTCCAGGCCGCTGCTTTTCTCTAAAACGACAGAGCCAAAGCATTTTCTCGCAAGAACGCGCATGATAGCCCCGTGGTAAGCTCTTCTCTCTTGAGCCGTGGCGCCGGTAGCCTTCTCGTTTACAAGGCTGTATTGACCGTATGAGCACATTTGGCGGCCACTCATTTTTTTAACCAAAATCGTCTCGCCGTGCGTTGTGATCTCTCCCACACATTTCATAACCATACTCCTTTTTTTCTGCTCTTCTTGATACCCCCTTTTTCAAGGGGGCACGGAGAAGAAAAGAAAATTTTAACGCCTGGGGGAAATCGTCAAATACAGCTCCGTTTCTTTCTCGAAAATATCCATCAACATGTCCGCGAAAATATCCGAATACTCGCCGACAATTTTGTACGTGTCTTCTCTGACTCCAAACTCGCCAAGCTCTTTGTGCTTCCTTGTTCCTCGCCTGCCAAATTCCACATCGTAAAGGTCTTTGCCGTTGTGCGTCACCTTGATGCAATTGGGCTTGCTTCGCTGCCGGTTCGGAAAGCTGAAAAGAAGCGTCCGGCCGTCGTTGTCGTGCGCGAAATTTTTTGCACCTATCATCATGCTTAGCCTGCCGGTTCCGCCGAGCTGCGTTGCTATTATTTGAGCTGAATTCATTTTACTCGTCCTC